GGAATCGGTGGCGCGGCATCCGTGCCGCTCAATCTGGAAAGCCCACGTCTTGCTGTTCTCCCTAATATCCCGGCCATTTCGAAGGCATCGAAGAAGCTGCGCACGTCGACCAAGCACCCCCGCAACGGCAAGCGTGAAGTCGCCCGTCGCCTTCGCCAAATCGCCGCCGGTCAACTGACCCGCAGCAACGGCCTCGTATCGCACGACGAGCTTTATGGGCGGAGGTCGGCATGATCGCCTCGATGCACCATGATCAACAGCAACTCCTCATCTACGCATCGGTATTCTTCTCGGCATTCATCGTGTCGGCGGTACTGGCGCACCTAGCTATATCGAGGCCGCGCAAATGACCTACCGCTCCTCGATCGCCGCTTACGATCTATTCCGCGCCGGCCGAGATACGGCCGAAATCGCATATCTTTTAAACATCACCGAAGCTGAGGCGCTTGAGCAAGTCTCCAAACAGCGCAGCGCCAAGCTCGGTCTCAGCGATCCATACGAAAGACAATCGGTTCCAGTCGGTGAAAGGGCCTCTGCAAAGGTTCCGTTCGCCGGGCGGCTTCCTGCTGCCTCTTGGGCGGGGCGGTAACTCCTTTCGAATGCCCTGCTTGCTGGTGACCTCAACTTACCGAAACCAGCAAGGATCGCATTCACGATGTCAGAGTACGGCGTTCAACCGACAGGTTCTAATAAACAGGGAAAACAGGGAAATTCAGCCATGAGTACGGCTATTGCGTCCGAGTACGTGAGGAAGATGGTGGAGCGCGAGACGGCTGGGAACGGCGACGTCGAGAACGCTGTCCGACGCCTCGCAAGACGTCACAATCTCTCTTTCTGGCAGATCATGCACCTTCGGGCCGGGCGGGCCAAGTCGGTGACCATCGACGCCTTCACCCAGATACGCCGTGCGTACCTCGAATATTGCGAAGCCGAGATCCGGGCTCTGCAGGAGGAAATCAAACAGGATCGGGATCGGTACGAGGACAATGACGATCTTCTCAATCTGGAAAACGAAACTCAAGCGCTGGTGGAAAAAGTCCGGCTGGCGAAGGAAAGGATGAGGCGGTGACGGCAGTCAGAAACACCACATTGAACGAAGACGAACGATCGGCGCTCTACGGCTATCTATGCCGACAGGAGCGCGACGAACTGGCTGTCATCGCCGGAGCCGAGGCCAAGCGAAAAGAAAACTTCAAGCGGGCCAAGGAATGGGGTTTCGCGAAGGAGGAAATCACCTTCCACGAAAAAGCGCGCAAGGCGGGCGACGGCTCATCCATCGTGACAAAGCATAGCCTCCACCAGAAAATTCTCGCCAAACTGGGCCTGATCCCAGACGCCAGCAACGGTGACCTGTTCACCGACAGGGCCGACCGGCTCCAGATGTATGACGCGAAGGGCGAGGCAGATGGCCTCGTTGGCGAAGGCGGCCCCGGCTGTTCCAAGCATCCCGCGAATAGCGATGAAGATGTCGCTTACATGACCGGCTGGAAGCGTGGCCAGATGAAGTACGCCGACAACTGGAAGGCTGCGATGGAGAAAGCCCAGGCAGCGCGATCCAAGGAGGAACCGGCCGCCGATGCGGGCGATGGTGATCCCTTCGATCTCGATCAGACGAACTGAGTTCCTCCCGGCCGGCGCCCCCTTGAAACATCGCTGGCCCAACTAACCCGGTGCGAGAATGTAAAGCGGACCCCGCACCGGGTTCTTTCTTCCACGAGGATGGCAATGAACCACATACCTCAGACAAGCCAATTTTGTTGCCCGTCGTGCGGCGGCCATATCGGTACAGCCGCTCCACTGGATCAGGTTGTTGAAAATATCACCCAGCCGTCGCGCCGCATCATCATGGCGATGCTTGCCGAAAAGCCGGGTAGGGCTGTTTATCGAGAACGCATCATCGACCGGATTTATGGCGGACGCGCCGACGGTGGGCCGGATACCGCGGATCACGTCATAGCGGCAATCGTCAGCCAGTTGCGCCGGCAGATAGAGCCATTCGGCTGGACCATCACCAACTCGCGCGGCGGCGCTGGCAACTTGGCGCAGTGGCGGCTTATACCGGTCGAGGTGACGCCATGAGTGTTCGTGTTCTCGGATTGGATATCTCTACCTGCACCGGTTACGCCCTATGGGATTACAGCCGGGACGTTTCGTCTATCGAGGCTGATGTGATCGAGCTGCCGGAAGCCGGCGACTATGACGACGACTGGCGCGTGGCTCAGATGGGCCCGAAGATGGTCAATCTCATCAAGAAAGTTCGCCCTGACCTCGTACTGGTAGAGGAGAGGCTTCGTTTCTCTAAGGCAGGCACACACGCCTTTGCAATGAGCAACGCGCTCCACGGTGCCGTCTATGGCGTTTGCTGCACGATGAATGTCCTGTTCGGCACCATCGGGGTTCGCTCATGGCACGCAGCAGCCTATGGCGAAGGTTTCAAGCAGCCGCTGGTCCCAGACTGCGACCGAACCGGACGCCAGAAGGTGGACGCCAAGACGGGTAAGCCTCTTTTCAAGCTCAAGGACTGGAAAGAAATCGCGGTCGAGAAATGCCAGGAACTGCAAATCCCGCTGCCCAGCAAGAAGGCCACAGCCCATAACGCCGCTGAGGCCGCCATTGTTGCGATGATGTGGCGTTGCCACAACCGGATTACCATTCCCGCGGCGCGCGACCATGAGCGGTACATCGAGCTTCTCCAGCGGCCCAAGACGCCAAAGGCGGTGGCAGCATGAGCCAGAACACATCACCCGCTGTTATGCAGCAGCGATCAGAGCCTCACGATAGCCTTGACGATTTCCCGACGCAGCCTTGGGCAACGCGGGCGCTATGCCAATATGTGTTGTCGCCAAGCACTTTGAAGGTGATGACGGTATGGGAACCGGCATGTAATCGCGGCCATATGGTCGATCCGCTAGGTGATTTTTTCAATGCTGTATGGGCGTCTGACATCCACGACTACGGTCTTGAAGGCGCTTTTCAGCATGACTTCCTGATGCCATTTGAGCCGCATGTCATGAAGTGGGCAGTTTCCAAGCCAAACTGGATCATTTCCAATCCGCCATTTCGGCTCGCGGAACAGTTTATTGAGCGAGCTTTGGCGGTCGCTACCACGGGTGTCGCCATGATCGTCAGGACGTCCTTCCTAGAAGGGGTCGGAAGATACACCAACCTATTCAGCAAGACGCCGCCGACTGTCGTTGCGCAGTTCTGTGAGCGGGTTCCCATGGTCAAAGGCCGCCTCACCGAAACAGGCTCAACGGCAACCTCTTACTGCTGGCTTGTCTGGGAGCACGGAGAGACCGGGACAAAGCTGATGTGGATTCCGCCATGCCGAAAGAAGCTAGAGCGCAAGGAAGATTACTCAGCGTATTCGGAGGTGGCAGCATGAACGCCATGCCACAAGAATTCGCCGCGGTGCCGGCGAACATCGACGCCGAACAGCAATTAATAGGAGCATTGCTGATCAACAACGAAGCGCTGGAAGCTCTTCCGAGTTCGTTTGACGATCGGCATTTCTTCGAGCCGTTTCACCAGTCTGTGTTTCGGGAAATAAAGCGCCTTGTGGAATTGGGGAAGAGCGCAAACCCTGTGACGGTGAAGGCGGGCGTCGATACCGGAGCCATGATTGGAGACCTCACAACGTCTCAATATCTGGCGCGAATGGCGTCAGAGGCAGTTTCCATCATCAACGTTCCCGGCTTCGCACAAGCGATCACATTCGATGCCATGCGCCGTGGTCTCATTTCCGTTGGTGAGCAGGCGGGAGAGCTTGGCTTTCAATGCGGCGACGAACTGACCTTCATCGAACAGGCGGACGCTCTCAGAGAGCAATTTGAGCGCATCGTGCGCGGTCTGGAATCGGATGATGAACTAACCTTGGCGGATGCGGCCGATCGCGCCCTGAGCGCCACCAATAGCGCTTTCCGTGGAAATGGTCATACAGGCGTCGATTATGGCTTCTCGCCTCTGTCGGGCCTGATCGGGCCAGCAATGCCCGGACAGCTTATTGTTATCGGTGGCGGCACCAAGCAGGGCAAGTCAACGCTCATCGAGCAAATTGTCATGGGCGCTGCGATGAACGGCCACCCGGTATGGGTTTATTCCGGGGAAATGCAGGGTGAAGAGCTTGCCCACCGCGCGCTGTCCCGCATCACCGACATTCAGGCGTGGCGCCAGATCCGTGGCAAGGTTTCGGAATCAGAAGTCGAAAAGCTGATGGTCGCAAAGACCAACGCCATGACATGGCAGGAGCGGGTAATCATCCGCGACAAGCCGATGACGCTGACCCAGATCGAGCGATCCGTCACCAACTTCACAGCACGTCACCCCGGCGGCATGGCCATAGTCGACCACATCGGCCTCGTGGAGCGCGACAAGAGCAACATGCGGCTCACCGATCAGGATTTCGGACCGCTCGTCACGCGCACGCTCAAGATGCTGGCGAACAAGGCGTCACTTCCGATCTTCGCCGCGGCACAGCTGAAGAAGAACACCTTCGCGATCGAGGACCGCACCATAACCCGCAAGACGTTCGAGCAGGCCATCAACCGCCGGCCGAAATATGCGGACATCCTTGGATCCGTCGAGAAGGACGCCAATCACGTCATCATCCCGTTCCGCGCCGAACCAATCCTGCAGGAGCTTGAGCCGGTCGAAGGCTCCGGCAACTACGGAGATTGGGAAGCCGTCATGAGCCAGGTGAAAGACAAGGCGGAGATCATTCTTGCCCTGTCACGCCATACCCGCTGGCCGCAGCGCCGCGAAGTCGGATGGAACGGTGGCAAGACCATGTTCACCGAACTCAATCCCAACGATCAGGGGAGGATGCTTTGATGTCTCAACCCATCCAATGGAACGGCTCAAGCACCAGCTTTGGACCGGCATTCGAAGACAGCCGCATGTCGAGGAGGTTGGTGTAAATGGCGAAGCTCACGAAACAGCAAGCCAAACTGCACCAGCAAGCTTGCGACTTACTAGCGAAGGATGTTCTGACCGAAGATGAAAAGTTCTTCGTAATCGAGAACTGGCAGGAGTCGGCATCGCACATTAACACCGTCGCCGGTGCATTCTTCACGCCCTATGACCTTGCCAGAGACTTTGCGATCGAGACCTTCGCCGGTCGTATCATTGATTTGTGCGCGGGCATCGGCATCCTTTCGTTTGCTGCGAGCATGATGCACCGTTGGAGCTCCACGCCAGTTTCATTCACCTGCGTAGAGATAAATCCGGATTATGTGGCAGTCGGGAAGAAGCTGTTGCCGGAAGCGACGTGGATTGAAGCAAGCATCTTCGATGTCCTCGATATGGGGCTCGGCCATTTCGATATAGCGATCAGCAACCCGCCATTCGGCCGGATCAAGCGCCCAGACGGAAAGGGGGCGCCGCGCTATACCGGAGGTGACTTTGAGTACCACGTCATAGACATCTCTGCCCACCTGGCAAGCTATGGCGTCTTCATCCTCCCGCAAATGTCGAGCGGCTTCAAATACAGCGGACGTCAGCACTACCAGCGAGACACAGCCGGCAAAGCTGTGGATTTCCAGGGCAAGACAGGGATCTACCTCGGGCCATCATGCGGCATTGATACCGCCTGCTACCTGAACGACTGGAAGGGCGTTTCGCCTTTGTGTGAGGTCGTCTGTTGCGACTTCGAAGAGAAGGAAGTCGAGCCCGTGCAGGTGCAGCTTGCCTCTCCACCGACACCAGAGCCTGAGCCCAAAGCATTGCCTGTGGAGCCACTTGGCCAACTCAATCTATTCGGAGACGCAGCATGAACGAATCCGCAGCAAAAGCCGTCCCGACCGGCAATGAATATGAGGCCCACTACCGGCCCGTGTGGGCGGCGTCATTCCGCATCGTGAAGAACCGCGGGCAGATCGCCAAGTTCTCGACAGAGCTGGCTGCCGAGGTCGCTGCATGGCGTGTCCTGTATTCGGTCGAGCAGCGGGTGATGAGACGCGACGGCGCTCTGGTGTTCGCCGCCAGATCGGCAGCAGACGCAGCGTTTCCAGGCCTTCAACCCACCGTCAAAGCCAAGGGCAGCACTAAGCGAACCATTGTCGAGAAGGCTCGACGCAAGGGCAAAGAGATCAGCGTGGAACGGAGAGAAATGGCATGAGCGACAGACCAGTCGAAGCATGGCTCTCGTCCAAGGATCACGAGAAGTGGGGCAAGGCTATGGCGGCTTGCCAGAGCGGAGCGCCGTGGGAGTGTGGCGCTATGGGAGCGTGCTCTCATGGAGGCGACTGCTTCACCACCGATAGGCAGGGAGCCTGCGCCGCGTGGCGGATGATCCAGAACCTCAAGACCGACAACGTTGTTGTGAAACGACATCTCGATAGGGCAGTGCAGTTCCTGCGTTATGGGAAGGGAGATGCAGCATGACCCACCACCGCTCCCTATACACCAAGGAACAGATAGCCGCGGCTGCTGCCCTGTGGCGCGAAGGCCTGACCATGTACGACATGGCCCAAAAGCTTGGCATGACCTGGAGTGCGGTCAAGAACATGACCAGCACCCGCCGCGGCACGTTCCCGTATCGCAAGAGCAACGCGCGGCGCTCGAACCCGATCGTCAGACAGGTGGCTGATGAACCCACAGTAGCGCCTCTCAAGGCTGGCTGCGTGGTCAGAACCACATTCACCGGTGCCAAGGTCACTCTGCCTCGTGTCGCGTTTATCGACGGCCCAGAGCCGGAAAGCGAGGCAGCATGAACCAGATGGTGACAATCTCTTACGAGGACCAACTGAAGGCACAAGCCAGAGCCCGGCGTCAGCGCCTCATGGGCAAGCCAAAGGTGGTCAACGTTGCAAAGGAAGTGATCCGCCAAGCAAATGCTCGGAAGTTCTCAGCGAGACGTCGCCCGCGCGCCGATGCGGACGCTCATGTTCGGGCGTGGCAGGCCTATCACGCCAGATTGGCTAACCAGATCACGATCGAAGATTACCGCCAGCAGATTTGCGATCAGCAAGGCTTTGACATCGATGTGATCATGGGGGCCAACCGACAGGATCACGTTGTTCGTCAACGAGACTTCGTCATCTTCGAGGTGCATATGATGTTCCCGACTGTGGCAAAGCTGGAGTTGGCCAGACGGTTTGGGCGGGATAATTCAACCATCCGCCAATCGTTGAGCAGGGAAGCCGCGCGCCGCGGCATCGAAGAGGAGGATTTGTCGTCCATCGATCGGGCTTACCCAACCCTTCGGGAAGATGTCGCTCAAGGTCTGTCACTTCGCGAGATTGCCAAAAAGTACGGAGTTGGCTCAGTGACCATAGGCAGGAAAGTCAGAATGCTTGGCTTATCGGACCAACTTGGAGGCAGAAAGACCCGGCTCCCGCAGCACCTCATAGAGGCGATTGAGGAGGATTATTTCTCCGGCAAAACCGGCAATAAAATCTGCCAGCGCTATCACATCAGCCGAGCCCATCTCCGGGATATCGTGCGGCGTTATGGGTGGTCTGAAATCCGCGCGAAGGCGAGGGCGGAATGAAGCACCACGCCCACAGATGCGACATCTACAAGATTGCCCGTCAGTGTGGCGTGAAGCTCTTTGACGGGCATCTGCATAGCCCAACCAGCCGGAAGCCATTCGAGTGCTACTGCAAGCCCACTGTGAGGGAAATAGGCACGATGCACGGAGAGGAACACCTCAAGCTCGTCTTCATGCTGATGACAGGCAACAGGAACAATGCGGCCGAGCTGTATTCCGACATGATCAAGGCCGTCTCATCGGTCATAATTCGGAACCCTGATCTGGAAAAGCGTTCAACATTACTGAACGACTTTGATAAAATAGACCTCGGCAGCCTACGCCGGAAGGCAAGGGCAATGAACTGCGGAATACCGACGAGCCATGTTCTTCGCGTTCTCATTGGAATCAAATTTTTTCAGCCCGTGCAGGGCGATCTAATCGACATGATAGGAGATGCGGCGTGAGCTATCAGGCATGGACATATGAGGCGGTGCGAGATCGGGTCATAGAGGCCGCACAGACGCTTTTGGCATCTCCTGCGGCACTTGGGCCACGGATGAGCCAAGGCGCGTTCAGCGAGATGGTATCGGCCGTTATCGCGACTGAATACGACAGGGCACCATCCTATCGTCGGGTCATCTCTGCCGGCGCTCTCAGCCGTATGGAACAGACCTGGACGTGGATCAATTCCTACCTCGATGAAGCAGATCGCAAGCTGGTCTACGATTATGGCTTCATCAAAAGCCGGAAAGGTGTTTACCTTGAGCGGTATCTTGAGAAAAACGACATGGTACGCCGAACTTTCGAACGGAAAATTCAGCGGGCTTGTCAATTAATTGCGAACAATCTCAACCGATTGTATTCCGTTCGGTTAACAATGACGCTGGACGGCGTGTCGCAAAACGAGGTAGATATCGCGTCAACAACGGTATCGTCCGAAAGTCGCGACCGCAGGGAAACACACTGGATCGCACCGGACGGCAAGCCGCTCATCGATACCGCTCTTCCCGAAAAGAGATACATCGATCACCGGGATATCCGGGCGCGGCATTCTGAACGAAACAGGAGCCTTGGCGCAAAAGTGTAATTCGCCCAACAGGGCAACGGAATGCGAGGCGGCGAGCCTAGACCCACTGGCCTGATACGGCGTTAAGCTGCGCTGGTGGGAGGGATTGAAGGTCCACATACGCCGTTGTTGCCCCGCCTCGCAGCAATTCAGATCGTCCGTGAGAGCCGAGAAGGCGAAGCGACGAGATCAGGCGATGATGTTCGGTGCTGTTCTGGGTCAGCAGCCTCGTAGGAAACCGAACATCTATAAGCGGCCCAGCGGTCGCCTGCATTTCACCAGCCCCTCCCGTAACAAGGTGGGGCTGCATACGTTTCTCAGGCTTAGTTCAGTTGGTAGAGCGCCAGATTTTGGATCTGGATGTCCCTCGTTCGAGCCGAGGAGCCTGAACCAGTTTCAGACGCAAGCAAAGATGCTGACCGTGATGGCCGATACATCGGGAATGCGCTTTGCCACTGCGAGTGCCCGGGGAGTATCGGTACGGCCCCGGGTTCCCATTTGAGCACCACCCGGGCGGCCCTGTAAAATAAGGGTTTTGGGCTGGCCGGTCGATGGTTTCGGCACCACCCCAAAAACTGGAAAATCCGGTCTTTCAGGAGATGAGTATGGCAGTCCTGAAAGGTGGCTTTCGTGGTTCGAAGAATGAGCCGTGGGTGATCGCCAAGCGAGAAGCAGATCTGGCTCTCAGAGAAGAAGCAGCGCTTGCGCGCCAGAATCGCTTTGCTGTCGATTTCAGCCCGCTTGATATTCATTGGGGCGATGTAAAGCCGCAGCCATTGCCGGAGCCGGTCAAGCGCACCCGCAAACGCGCCGCCTAACCCCATTCACCCGCCCACATGGAGAGAGCGATGTATACCATCGTTGTTGATGAGCGCGAGCGTGAGCGCCAATTTGAGAACGGCATCAACAAGGCTGTGCGGCACTGCAAAATCGGCAAGGTGACGCGCAAACTGCCGCATGTCACCGATGAGATGAGAAATGCTTTCAGGGGCGCGCGCTGTGGCCGCATATGGGTACGCCGCTTCCGAAGCAGACCTATGCCGGCGGCTATGTCCATACCACCAGTTCAGGCGACGTTCCGTTCATGCCCGGCAGGATGATGTGACCCCATGACCACCACCGAGCAAGAGCTGGAGAGGGTTAACCAGTGACATCGTCGGAAATGAACGATCCCATGCTGTACTGCGCGACTATCCATTTCTCGACGGTAATTGGCTGCCTTAACTCTCTTTCGGCCGCTGGCTCGATGGCTTGGAAGGCTTTCACCGCCGCGTCCTGACTGACAAATTCGCCCGAAATCGTCGTGTTTGGCAGTTTATGCCACTTATTATCGGACCCTTTTATCCAAGGGCTCCATCCTAGCTTGATAGCAGCATCCATGAAGCACTGATGAGGGTTGTACATCTTGTTCAAGTCGTAGGTCGCGATGAACGTAGCCATTTTGGTCTCCCTTTGTAGTTGTAGGGAAGTGAACCACAGCGGCACAGATTCGCAAAGTGCTTGCAAAGCAATCCACAGGTGCATCCCGCAACTTTGAATATTAATCAAACCGGAAATCAAACATGCGCGGTGGCAAACGAGAAGGCTCTGGCAGGCCCAAGGGGGCCCGTACAGTGCGAACGACGAAGGTTGCCGAACGGGAGCACCAGAACGGCATAACGCCTCTGGAGGTCATGCTGAAGGCGATGCGAGCGCATGTCGATAAAAACGATTTGGACGCTGCAGCATCGATCGCAAAGGACGCAGCACCCTACATGCACGCCAAGCTCGCCAGTGTGCAGCACTCAGGGCCGAAGGGTGGTCCCATCCAGACGGTCGATCTCACCAACGTATCGGAAGAGCAGCTGAATGCACTCGAAGCCATCTTTGGCCCGCTTGCCGGATCCGGCGACGATGATGAGGGCGATACGAGCGGAGAGGGCGAGGAGGGCCGCTGAGGCTGAGCGTGAACGTATAGCCGCCGACGCTGAGCGCATCAGGGCAAGGTGCCGGACGCTTGAGGGGTTCATCCAAGAGTTCTGGACTGTTCTGGAGCCAAAGAAGGAACTGAAATTCGGATGGGCCTTGCGGGCGATGTGCAAGCATCTGGAGGCAGTCACCGCCGGTGACATCCAGTTCCTCATGATGACTGTGCCGCCTGGCATGATGAAGTCTCTCGTGATGGTCTTCTGGACCGCATGGGAGTGGGGACCGGTTGACCGGCCTGATATTCAGGTGCTCGCCACATCCTACAGCCAGCCGAACGTGCTGCGCGATAACATGAAGCTTCGCCGTCTCGTAGAGAGCGACAAGTTCCAGATGCTCTGGCCCCTCAAGCTGAGGGATGACCAGAACGCAAAGGGAAAGTTCGAAAACACAGGCAGCGGTTTTAGTGAGGCCCGCCCGTTCAGCTCGATGACCGGTGGCCGCGGCGACCGGGTAAAGATCGATGACCCGCACTCGACGGAGACGGCAGAGAGCGACACCGAGAGACAGACGGCAGTCCGTATCTTCCGAGAGGGTATATCGGACCGCCTGAACGACGTAACAAAGTCCGCCATCGTCATCATCATGCAGCGACTGCACGAACAGGACGTGGCAGGCGTGGCGCTGCAGCTTGATATCGGCTTTGTGCATCTCAACCTGCCGATGGAGTTTGAGCCGGAGCGGAAGTGCCAGACATACGTTAAGGGCAAGCTGTTTTTCGAAGACCCGCGCACGGAAGATGGGGAGCTACTGTTCCCTGAACGCTTCCCGGCCGAGGAGATCGAAAGGCTCAAGCGGGCAAAGGGTTCATACGCCTATTCTGGGCAGTACCAGCAGCGGCCAGCGCCTCGGTCTGGCGGTATGTTCCAGCGTGGTGACTTCGAGATAGTGGACGCTGTTCCGGCCGGCGCCAAGCGATGCAGAGCATGGGATTTCGCAGCAACGCGGCAGAAGCCCGGAAAGCAGCCGGACTGGACTGTGGGGCTTCGTATGGCCTACCACGGCGGCATCTTCTATGTGGAAGACGTCCGGCGCGATCGATGGTCGCCTGCCGATGTTGAGAAGAACTTGAAAAGCACCGCCACACAGGATGGGTTGCTGGTTCGGATCAGGATGCCTGAAGACCCAGGCGCCGCCGGCAAGTCCGATGCGGCAACCAAGATCAAGCTGCTGGCTGGCTACAATGTCACCGCTGTTAGACCTACCGGTGAAAAGACGGTCCGGGCCAAGCCTGCGTCCGCGCAAGCTGAGGCTGGTAACGTGAAGCTGGTACGCGGCATCTGGAATGAAACGTTCCTTGATGAGGTGTGCTCGTTCCCGAACGCCCAGCACGATGACCAGGTGGATGCCTTCGCTGACGCTCTGAATGAGTTGGCTCTGGGCTCGACCTACACACTCGCAAACGTCGGATAACCCATGCCCTGCAGTTCATGTGAAAAGCGCCGGCAGATGCTTGCTGAGGCGAAGAAGCGTGACGGGTTCAAGGGCGTGATCAAGGAACTGCCGGCCATCGTTCGGGACACAGTGAAGAACCCGCCAAACATCAGGAAGCGCAAATGGGTGAAGTGATCAAGATGAGGGCGAATGACAGCCTCCGGTCTGTCGTCTCCGGCCTTGGCGACCCGATGCGCGACAAGATGGCGCTGACAACCTACGGCTTTCAGATGCTGGATGAAGTCCAGATCGCCAACATCTACCGGTCCAACTGGATGGGGCGCAAGGCGGTCGATATCCCGGCGCTGGACGCTGTTCGCAAGGGCAGGGACTGGCAGGCCGAGCAAAAGCAGATCGAGCTTATCGAGGCCGAACAAAATCGTCTCGGGTTCTGGAAGAAGCTGCTCGAGGTGCTGATCAAGGCACGGCTCTGGGGTGGCGCTGCGCTGTATATCGGCACTGGTGACACTGATCTGGCGCTGCCGTTAGACCCGACCAAGATCGGGAAGGGCGGCATCAAGTATCTCACGGTCTTGAGCCGTCGCGACCTCACGGCCGGCGAGATTGATCAAGACGTGATGTCGGAGTTCTATGGCAAGCCCGCATACTACGAGGTGACTGGCAGCAGCGAAAAGGCAATGGTTCGCATCCATCCTTCGCGCCTTGCCATCTTCGTCGGTGCAGCCCAAGCCGATTCCCTCATGTCAGGGGGTGTCAACCAAGGGTGGGGCGATAGCGTTCTGGAGGCGGTTTATTCGGCCCTCAAGAACCTTGATGCCACGGCCTCGAATATCGCATCGCTTGTGTTTGAAGCGAACGTCGATGTTTTCCGCATACCGGATTTCATGGCAAGCCTTGCGGACCCGACGTATTCGCAGCGCTTGCTTGACCGCTTCATGCTGGCAGCCACGGCGAAAGGTATCAACCGTGCGCTGATCCTTGACAAAGACGAGGAATACGAGCGCCGACAGGTCACGTTCGCCACTCTGCCGGAGATATTGCAGCAGTTCGCGCAGCATCTCTGTGGTGCCGTCGATATCCCAATGACACGGTATTTTGGCACGGCTCCATCAGGCTTGGGTTCCAATGGCGATCACAGCATGGCCAACTACCATGACCGGATCGCCTCGACGCAGTCTCTGGAGATCACGCCAGCGCTCTATCGGCTGGACGAATGCCTGATCCGCTCTGCCCTTGGCACTCGCCCACCGGAAATCTTCTATACCTGGGCGCCGCTTGAGCAGATGAGCGAGAAGGAACAGGCAGAGATCGGCAAAATGAACGCCGAGACCGCTGAAATCCTTGGGCGAACTGGCATCTTCACCGCTGAAGAACTCCGCACTGTGGTTGGCAATCAGTTGGTGGAGAGCGGGTTCTACCCCGGCCTCGATCAGGCGATGGAGGAGACCGGCGAGGACTTCGACCTTGGCGAAGGCAACGACAACGACAGCGAAGGCGATCAGCAGCAGCAGACACGGCAGGCAGCAAACGATGCCGCGCCGCGGACACTGTATGTCTCTCGCAAGGTGGTCAACGCCGCTGATCTGATCGCGTGGGCAAAGGGGCAGGGCTTCAAGACCACGCTGCCGGCCGACGAGCTGCACGTCACCATCGCATACAGCCGTGATCCGGTTGATTGGATGAAGGTGGGCGAAAGCTGGGCCGGAGAGTTGAAGGTTGCCGCTGGTGGCCCTCGCTTGATGGAACGCTTCGGTGAGGCGCGCGTGCTGCTGTTCAAGGCTGCTGAACTCGATTGGCGGCACGAGAACATCAAGGCGGCGGGTGCTTCATGGGATCACCCAGAGTACCAGAGCCACATCACCATCAGCTACGGCCCGGAATCGCCCGATCTGGATAGCATCGAGCCCTATCAGGGTGAGATCATTCTGGGACCGGAGGTGTTCGCAGAGGTCAAGGAAGACTGGTCTGAGAACCTGAAAGAGGAATGATGCTCCGCTACTCCATGTCGAAGCTCGGCAGGCGGGCGGGGCGTCAGGCCGGAACATCGGCGGCACTGCCAACGATTGAAGCACGGCTTTCGACCGAGAAGGAATACTACTCGGCGCTTCGGTCCATGTTGGCCCAGATTGCCACGGAGACGCGCGAAAGCATCATCCCGCTGTATCAGGCGGAGCGGCAGCAGAAACGCGCACAGGGAGCCTTGCTGGCCGATGCTGACCAGTCGTGGTTCAGTCGGGTGCAGATGCTCGCTGTGGCACTTGCCAGGAACGCTTCAAACACTGTGAACCGCATTCTCGATCTGGAGGCGCAGCGACACACATCGACCTTTATCGAAACAGCCCGCCGCGCTCTGGGTGTGAACCTGGCCGCGGTGGTGCAGCAAGAAGACCTTGCTGACTACCTGACCACAGCTGCAGCTCGTAACGTCTCGCTTATCTCTGGATTGGCAGACGATACGATCAAGCGCATCCAGCAGACGGTCTACCAGAACAGCATTGCCGGCAACTCGGTGACGACGCTGCGCAAGGCGCTGCAGAACGACTTCGGGATATCGGATCGGCGGGCAAAGCTGATCGCCAGAGATCAGACGGCCAAGCTGAACAGCGACCTAAACCGGATCCGGCAGGAGCAGGCAGGGGTTACGTCATACACTTGGACGTCAGCTCATGACGAGCGGACACGGCCTTTGCATCGAAGCCTTGATGGGAAGGTATACAAGTGGGGGCAGGCGACAGGCGCAGAGGGTGGTTTGCCACCGGGCCAGCCGATCAACTGCCGGTGCATCGCGCGCGGGGTGGTTGAGTTCTAGTCCGGCAGGAACTGCTTGACGTCCTCGGGAACGTCTATGGGCATGGCGTCCATGTCGCCGGGACCGAGATAGACGATTTCAGTTGTTTCGACAGCAGCACGCAGCGCTCTGATCTCCATAGTCAGCGCTTCGATCTTGACGTTCTGGTCAAGGATCAGCGTTCGCAGCTCTCGGAATTGCTTGTCGTCCATGCCGCGATCTAACCCGATACAGGGGAACAAGTCCAATGCAATTCACTGACAGACTGACGCTGGACGGCGGTATTCGCCGGACTGGTGACGGCTATGGCGTGCTTTCCGCCAAGGTTGCCCGCGCAGGCAATGTCCAGCTTTATCTCGGCTCCGAGGTAGGTATGAACGACAAAGCCATCGTGCGGGTCTACAGGCCCGAAAGCGAGGTGTTCAAAAAGGATGCCATCGCCAGCTATGCCGGCGTTCCCGTCACCATCGACCATCCGAAGAACGGCGTGAATGCCGACACATGGAAACACCTCGCTGTTGGTGAGGTGGGCGACGATGTTCTTCGTGACGGCGAGTTCGTCCGCGTCCCCATGATGCTCCGTGATGCCAAGGCACTGAAGGCTGTCGAGGACGGCAAGCGCGAGCTTTCCATGGGCTACAGCGCCGAGATCAGGTTTGCGGACGGCGTGACGCCATCGGGTGAGCAGTTCGACGCCATCATGTCCGATTTCAAAATGAACCACGTTGCGATTGTCGACAGGGCACGCGGCGGGGAAGAGCTTCGCATTGGTGACAGTGCGATCAAGTGGGGCGCCGCCCCGATTATCACCACTGACAAGGAGACAGTCGACATGACTGAAGCACTTCGAACTGTGGTCGTGGACGGACTGTCGGTTCAGACGACCGATCAGGGCGCCCAGGCTATCGCAAAGCTGCAGAAGGATCTGGAATCCTCCGCGGCGAAACTCGTTGATGCCAACAACGCCCATACGGCGGCGCTGGCAACCAAGGATCAGGAGATCGGCACCCTCAAGGCCGAAAACCAGAAGCTCAAGGACGGCCAGATCAAGCCGGAAGACCTCGATCGTCTGGTCGCTGATCGCGCCAGCCTTGTTCAGATTGTCACGGCGATCGACAGCAAGATCGAGATCAAGGGATCCGACGCCGATCTTCGCCGTGCCGCGGTCAAGTCCAAGCTCGGTGACGAGATGGTCAAGGACGCTTCCGACGACATGATCACCGGCATGTTCCGGGCGATTGCCAAGGACGTCAAGCCCGCCGATCCCTTTGCGCAGGTCCTCAAGGACGGCGTCAAGCAGACCGACACCAACACCATCAGCACGGCCCACAAGGCCATGACCGATCATCTCACGTCGGCGTGGATGGGCTCTAACCAGAAGGGGGCCGCATAATGCCTGCGATCCAGACCACCTACGCAGCCACTCACGCCCGCTGGGTTGAGGGCATGATCCCCAACATGGAGCCGAACGATATCGTCACCCGCATTGCGGAAGACGTCGAAGGTATTGGCTTCGGCAAGGTTTGCGTGCAGGGCACGCTCGATAACCAGGTCGTGGACTCGGAAGCGACCGTTAAGTTTGCCGGCATCGCTGTTCTCGACACCACCCGGCCGACCGGAAAATACGAGCAGTATGACAACGTCGCCGTCATCAAGAAGGGCGTCATCGTCGTACAGGCCTCCGAAGCCGTGGCCGTCGGTGACCCCGTCTATTACACCCCGGCGACCGGCGTCCTTTCCAAGACGGCGACCTCCAACACCCTCATCGCAGGCGCGCAGTGGGATACGGGCACTTCCGGTGCTGGTCTCGCAGTGCTGCGTCTCGGCTAACAGGAGCGATCTCAATGAACATGCACATGAACGACGCTCAGCAGGTCGCGATGAGCTTTCTCATCCGGCAGGCTACGCTGATCGAGCCCACCGTCTATGCAATGCGTTACCAGGAAATCCAGTACGCATCGCTGATCCCGGTCGACACGTCGGCGCCGGAATGGATCCAGTCCGTCACCTACTTCTCCATGGATGGTGTCGGCAAGGCGGAATGGTTCAACGGCAACGCGCAGGACGTGCCGAAGGTTGGCCTGACCCGTGAAAAGTTCGAGACCAGCGTCAGCATGGCCGCCATCGGCTATGGCTACGATCTGGAAGAGCTTGGCACGGCCCAGCTTCTCGGCATGAACCTCACCGCCGACAAGGCAACTCTTGCCCGCCGCATCGCGGAAGAGAAGATCGACGCTATCGCCTTTGCCGGGGATGCGACGAAGGGCTTCACTGGCCTCGTCAACGCATCCACGCCGACCGCCACGACGGCGCCGGCTGACGGCACTGGTTCGGCAACGACCTTCGCCAGCAAGACCCCGGATCAGGTGCTCCGCGACATCAACGGCCAGCTCACCGGCATCTTCACCGGAACGCTCGGTGCGGAAATCGCTGACACGATCCTCCTGCCGTACTCTGTGCTGCTGGACCTCTCCACCCGCCGCATCGACGCGGTGAACCAGACCACGATCCTCGAATGGGTGGAGCGCAACAACATCTACACCCGCACCACGGGGCAGGCGCTCACCATCCGCGGCGTGTTCGGTTACCTCGATACGGCCGGCGCATCCAGCACGAAGCGCATGGTCGCCTACCGTCGCTCGCCCGAAGTCCTGAAGATGCATCTGCCGATGCCCTTCCGCTTCCTGCCAGTCTGGCAGACCGGCCCGATCCGATTCGACGTTCCCGGCATCTTCCGTGTCGGCGGCGTGGACATTCGCCGTCCGAAGGCAGTTCGCTACCTCGACGGCATTTAAGGAGAGACGACCATGAAAGTGACGAACATCTCCAAGGGTCCGCGCGGCCTTCACTCCGTCGGCGGGCCGGTTCTGGTTGAGCCTGGCGAAACGGTCGAGATCGAAATCAACGAGGTCGAACTGAAGGTGTCCGAGGGCACCGGTTGGTTCAAATTCGAGGGTGAGGCAGCCGGCGGCGAAAAGCTTGATCGCGATGAGCTGAAGAAGCAGGCCGATGAACTCGGCTTGCAGTATGCGGCCAATATCAAGTCCGAAAAGCTGAAAGAGCTGATCGACGCCAAGCTGGCGGAGTAACGACACCGCCCCGGCTGTAACCGGCCGGGGCTCCTATTCCAACGGAGATCGACATGGCAACGAATCCTTTCACCCGAGGCTTGAACGTCGCCTCCGATCTTGTCCCGGTTACGCCGAACGACAGCACCGATCTGGCTGAACCCGGCCGCGCGATCCGTTGTCGCCCTGATGGCGCGGCGGGAACTCTCCGGTTCACCAATAACGTGGGTGTTGTGCGCAACACCTATATCGACGCCGGCGAGACAATTCTGGTTGCCGTAAACCGGGTGCACGCCACCGGCACGACTGCGACGAACCTTGAAGTTCTGGTCTGACCCATCATTCCAACGTGAGGCCCCACAATGACCATCATCAAATCGAACCACGATGCGCCCTTGCCGGTCCCCGGTGGCCCAACCATCAACCCTTTTGCCACGGTGTCGGTCGACAACTTCGATGTCCTGCAGAACAACGACGTCGTAAAGGCTTGGCTCGCAGCCGAGGTGATCGAGGTTGTGAAGGAAAAGGCCGTTAAAAACGAAAAGGCTGAGTGATGGCCTATACTCCTCCAACACCCGCCTCATTCAAGGCTCGCTATCCGGAATTTGAGCCGGTCAGTGACGCACTGATCCAGCTTGTTTTGCAGGAAGCGTTCGATGAGGTGGGAGATACGTGGCTTGAGCGGGATCGGGCGCGTGCCCAAATGCTGCTCACCGCCCACAAGCTCACTATGGAAGGAGAGCCGGGGCGCAGCGTATCAGGGCAGGGAAGCGCAGGGACTGGCGCCGTTCGCCGCCGCAAGGTTGGTGACGTCGAGGTCGAGTTCGCCACTCCCGGCTCAGGTGTGGGCGGGTTTGCGGCCACTGGCTACACGGCGACCGTATACGGTCAAGAATACCTTGCACTCCTCAAGAAGAATTTTCCGTCGCCATTGGTGGTCTGATGCTTACCTCTCGTGTTGTCCGCAAGGTCTTCGTCAATGTGCCGAGCGTGATAACTGGCCCCAAGCGGGTCAAGGTGGGGTTCCCTGCCGGCGAAGCTGATGCAGATAACATCCAGAAAGCGATATGGAATGAGTTCGGCACGCGGGGCGGGGCATCTGGCGGCGGCTGGGGCGGCCCGGTTCCGGAACGACCTTTCATGCGCAACGCCATGCGGGCGAACCGTTCTGCATACCTGACGGCGATGAAGTCTTCGGCCGCAAAGCTAGTGATGGGGCAGACGAGCCTGCAGCAGGTCATGTCAAAGCTTGGGATATTGGCGCAAGGGGATATCCAAGGGGCGATCACTTCACTGAGCAGCCCGCCCAACAGCCCGGTAACAATCGAGATTAAGGGCTCCAGCAAGCCACTGATCGACTCGGGTGAGATGCGCGCGGCTGTGACTTTCAAGGTGGATAACTCATGATCGACGTGGCCATAGCAATCGATGCCGAAGCCGTGTCGATCACGCGCACCCGCATGGTGGGCGGGGATTACAACGATGACGGGGAGTATGTTCCCGGCGGCCCAGCTTCTGAGACTATCAGAGCAGCCATCCAGCCCATCAAGGGCAACCAGCTTATGGACATGCCGGAAGGCATCCGGACAGAGGCTCGCTGGCTTTGCTGGAGCCGTTCGTCACTGGTCGTTGACGACGTGATAGCCCACAAGGGCATCACCTATCGGGTGTTGTTCGACTGGCCCCGTGACGAGGGTGCATTTTACCGCGCAGCGCTGGGCAGGACGACGCCATGAACGACAGAGACGCGCACAGCCAGGTCGTCCGCTGGGTGAAGGATGTAACGGGCATTCTCACGATCAAGGCATACGAGTCCGGCACAGCCCCATCCACGCCCTACAACATGGTGAACATGCTCGGCAGCCGCGATATCCGCGCTCATGAGCAGATAATCGAATATGCGGATCAAGGACCAGACGTGAAGGCCACGCCCGTCATCGAGGTGGAGTGGAGCTTTTCCGTCCACGCCTATGGCGGCAACCCGACGGACAATCTCCGCGGCATCAGGTCGGCAGCAAAGCTCTCTCAGGTAATGGAGCCCATGCTGCCGAGCCTGATCGTCCACGAGGTCTCACAGATCCGCAATGTTCCGGACTGGATCAACAACCAGTGGCAACCACGCGCCCAGCTTGACCTCTTCGTCAGGGGGCTGACGCGAGACGGCTTCCTGCTCGATGTCATTGAGCAGACAGAATTCAACTTCGAACGGGTTTGATCCCAACCACCTGAAAGGAAACCGGTATGGCTGTTTTGCCTTACTCGCGGGTCGTCAATGTGACGCTCTCGCGCCAAGATGCTTTCCCCAGCCGTCGTGGCTTCGGGACCATCCTCATTCTCCAGTCCGTTGCCAAGGCCGGCAAGGTCGATGCGACCAACCGCACAAAGCTTTATGCCACGCTTGATGAAGTGGCTGCCGACTTCGCGACGACTGACGACGCCTACAAGGCTGCGGCAGAAGCATTCTCGCAGAACCCGCGCCCGATCTCGCTCAAGATCGCCTATTACGACGCGACCGCAGCAACAAGCGCGGCGCTGCTGATCGCCCAGCTCGATTTGATCTACGCCTACGATTCCGACTTCTACCTGATCACGGTGGAAACGGCGCTGCGCGACCAGGCGAAGCTTGACGGCCTCGTGAGCTGGGTTCAGGCGAAGAACAAAATCGCCATCATCGACAGCAACGCAGTCGGGATGCAGAACCCATCCGACACGGCAAACATTGCCGCAAGGTTCAAGGGAACGGTCGATCGCACCGGTGTTTTCTACCACACTGATGCGGCCGAATATCCAGCGATCGCGCTGGCCGCTTACATGTCGACGCGGAATTTCGATGACGCCGACAGCGCTTACACGGCGAAGTTCAAGTATCTGTCCAGCGTTGCGGCAATCAATGTCGGCTCCGCTGCGGTGACGGCTATCACCGGGTTCACGCCTGGCATCGGGCAGTCAGTCGCTGCCGGTCACTGCGCAAACACCTACGTCGACATCGGCGGCCGCAACTTCGTCGTGGAAGGATCGACGCTGACGCCGAACGTGTTCCTTGATGAAATCCACGCGACTGACTGGATCATCGCACGCACCGAGGAAGAGACGCTGGGCATCTTGCTAAACAATGCGCGCATCAAGTTCGATGATAGCGGCATGCAGCAGATCGCTTCGGCCGCTCGAATGGTTATGCAGCAGGCGAGCCGCGCCGGTATCATTGCCCAAGACCTGAACGAGAATGGCGACTATGAGGCAGCCGTCGAGATCACCGTCCCGTCGGTCTTCTCTGTCCCTGCAAGCCAGCGCAAAGCCCGTATTGCACCGGCAATCTCGGTTCGCTTCCGCTACGCCGGCGCGGTGCACTATGTCACGATCAACTACACCATGACGTTCTAAGGAGCTGACCAATGGCAAACACTTCCGCATACAGCATGGTCAACGTCACTGGAACGGTGGATGGCCAGGTTATTCAGGGACTTTGGGATGGCGATGACGCGATCATTGTCACCCAGAGTTCCGACAAAGGCACCGGTCTCGTCGGCGCCGACGGTTCCGGCATCTTCTCGATTTCCGCCAGCAAGGCTGCTTCGATCAGCATCAAGCTGCAGCATACGAGCCCAACGCATCGCCTGTTGACGCAGAAGCTCAAGCGCCAGCAGGCATTGGGCGGCACGGCGGCTGCGTTCCCGTTCTCGTTCATCGATAACGCCTCGGGTGAGGGCGGTACGGCCGATAAGTGCTACATCCAGACGGCGCCAGCAGACAGCAAGGGCGTCAACGCGACGGTGCGTGAATGGGTGCTGTGGACCAGCGAATGGTCTCCTGAAGTCCCGAACGCTTAACCGAGACGGGTCAGCGGCAACGCGACCCTCTCACCTCGCAAGGCATCTGAAATTCACCAGACCAGAAGCCGCGTTGATTGGCCTTCGCCTCGCGTTGTTCTTCAGCATATCGACCCTTGGAGTATTTTATCCAGTCGATAGCGTGGCCATTGCGGACCATCCATGCATTGACGTCTGCTCCATCCGCGCGCCGGCACACTGCTACGACCCGGTCATAGCTCTTTCCTTTGGGGATGCAGAAAGTCGGGCGAGACTGAGCAAGGAACTTGTCGAGAGCATCAGCGCTCACCCGGCCGCACCGGTAGGCTTCACCAGACGAGGTGCGGCAAACCTGACGGGACTCGGGAGCATCAATGCCGTCAAACCGGATGCGCTGGCCAGCGATCTCGATCGTGTCTCCGTCCACAACGGATGCGCGACCGGCGATTTCAGCGGCATGGGCTGGCGCGGCAAACGCCACGATGCAAGCCAGAAGAACTGCTGCATTCATTTGCGGACGTCTTCCCTGACAATCACGCCGCGGCAACCTGCTTCTTCTCCGCTGGTAACGAGAATGGTGTGAGACGCAAAGCCCATGTCTGTGATGACGGCTTTGGCGCCCACTGGGACCATGCAGGCCAAAAGCCGGAAGACCAGCGTCGGGTTCGATTTGTGGACCCCGGCCTGGACGAGCTTGAACGCCTCGCTCTGGGCGTCAGAGTCCTTCCAGACAAACACGTTTTCAGACCCTGTTCTGCCCAAGGTCACCTCCTGAGCGGCGGCAGGGCTGGCAACCAGCATTGCAATTGAAGCGACTAGAGCAGCGCGCAAATAGAAATTCCTCCGGAGATTAGAATGGCCGATCGCAAGATAGATGGGATTGAATATCATGTCGATCCACTCCCAGCAGTTGAATCTATCGAACTTTATGCTGACATTCTGCGACTGCTAGGACCGGCTGCCAATCGGCTGCCTGCTATTATCCTGTCTCTGCAGGCCGATAGCGAGGGACAGCAAATGATGGCCGATGTGGCAGCCCTTGCCGCGATCTCGGATATCCTGTCCCGCGTGACCAGTCAGGAAGTCTCCGCACTGGCCTCTCGCATTGTCGGGATCGCTTCTATCAAGCGTCAGTCCGGCAACTATGAACCATGCGACCTCGACGGAGATTTCACAGGGAAGCTCGGAAATGTCGTCCCGCTGATGAAGTTCGTCCTTGAGGAGCAGTTCCGCGATTTTTTTACCGGAAGTCGCCCGAATGGAATCATCGGGCTTCTGATGGAGGTCTTACAGACCGCGAAGTCAGGCAAGTAGCACCGAACGTCAATCTCTTCATCTACCGGCCGGCCCTGTCAAACCCGCCGCTTTGCAGCTTTCTTGAGTGCGAAAAGATCACGCTCAAGCAGTTGCTCGACATGCATGAGATACTCGACCTTCGGGTCGCCGCCGCTGAAAAAGCCAACAGGATGAGAGCCCAGAGATGACCATTGCCGGCGAACTCGTCAACATCCTAGGCTTCAAGCTTGAGGGTGAACAGAACCTCAAGAAGTTCAATCAGGGGATGGACGACGCCGAGGTCAGCGCGAAGAAGACGTCGGATAAGGTGCGCGCGCTGGGCATTGCTGCTGGTGCTGTGGCTACTGGTGCCATCGCCGTCGGAACCACTGCCGTCAAGAACTTTGCTGCCTTTGAGCGCGAGATGGGCCGCATCGGCACCACGGCCGGGGCCACGGTGGCTGAGACGGTCAAGGCGTCAGACGACGTGCAGGCGCTTGCCAAGCGCTTCGCACTGCCTCTGGAAGAAGCTGTGAGCGGCTTGGACACGCTCACTGCATCGGGGATGGACCTTGATGAGGCTATGGCCTTCCTGCCGTCTGTTCTCGCTACAGCTCAAGCGTCCGGTGCGGCAGTCAACGACATTGCCAACACGGCGCAGAAAGCGTCGTCAGCGCTGAAGATTGAAGCTGGCGACCTGCAGAAGGCGTTCGACATCATGGTGTCGGGCGGTAAGGCTGGCCAGTTTGAACTAAAGGACATGGCGGCGTCTATCCCCACGCTGGCAAACTCGTTTGCAAACCTCGGATATTCGGGACAGGAGGGTCTGCAGAAGCTTATAGCGATCCTCCAGACCCTTCGCGAGGACACCGGATCGGCGGGGCAGGCAGCAACTCAGGCTCAGAACATATTCGCGAAAATGTTCAGCCAGGAGACAGAGAAGAATTTCAGCGACTTCGGCGTCAACATCCGAGACGAGGTCGATAAGGCCGTCAAGGCAGGCGAGGGGGCGATCGAGGCCTACGTCCGTATCTCACGGCGAGTGATGGCGGATAACCCGACCGCCAAGCTTGTCGACCTGTTTGCCGACCAAGAGTTCCAGCTTGGCATGCAGTCGTTGATGACGAGTGCCGATTCCTACGAAAAGTTCCTGAAAGCGGTGAACGGCGGCGAGGTGGACGGTACTGTGTTCCGCGATCTGGAGCGCTTCACCACCGACACGACAGCGTCCATCCAGCGATTGAGCAGCTCTTGGGACGGCTTCATGAAGTCGCTCGGTGGAGCGATAGCACCGACGGCGAGCGGTGCGCTGGACAAGCTGACCAATGAAATCAGCTACCAAGACGCGGTCTCGAAAGAATTGGAGAAGCAGGGTTACAGCTTTCTCGGACGGCAGTTGTGGATGGGTTCGAAAGAGCACAAAGACGCTCTGGCGCGTGCCGGCGGCTACGTTCCGAACAATGACCCTATTGCTCAGGAGGCGGCGAAGAGCACCCCGGCTGCATATAAGGCGCTTGGAAGGCGTCCATCGCGGCCGATGAGCAAGACGCCCGATACCGCTTATGGGTACAACGAACCTGCACAGAAAGAACTGCCAGCGAACGTCTTCGCCGGCTTCGAGGCCCGCATTGACAAACTGGCGGCGGTAGCAACGAGCACCCCACCTGAGGTCAACAACACAGTCAACGACAGCCGAGATCAGTCCACAGTCGTCAACGTTGGCGGCGTGGTGGTCAACGGCGTTCCCAATGTCTCCGCGGCTGTCGGCGGCGCCGTGGGCCGTGCTGTCGGGCAAGCCGCCGTTGGTCGCGCCTCGCGCTTTGAGAAGGACGATGCATTCTGATGCCAGCCATTGCCTTCTCTCGCCTCATCGGTCCGGTCCCGATCGACTGCGTCATCACGGAAAACCCCGTATCAGAACTCCTGATGACGGAGATACCCATCGAGACAGGTTCGAAGATCACCGACCATGCCGTGGTCATGCCGAAGCGGGTTTCGCTCGACATCGCCACAGCGAACGCCACGGCCTCCTATGGGGCCTTGGTCGCATTTCAGGAAAGCAGGGTGCCGTTCACGCTCGTAACGGGTCTCGCAATTTTCCGGAACATGCTGATCAAGCGGATCGACCCCGAGCGGGATGCATCGTTCTCGACAATCCTTCGCTGCCGTGTGGAACTGCAGGAAGCAATCCTTGTCGGGACCGCTTATGCAGCTGATCCAGATGGCGACAACTACGAACGGGGCAAGGCGGGCGGGGAAAAGAGCCTTAAATCGGCCGCTCCGGCCCCAGAACGCTCTCGCGATCCTGTAACGGCCGATCGCTCCACAGGCACTGTTCAGCGGGGTGATGCCGGCGTGGTAACGGTTCCGTCAAGCCTTCCGCTGCTGTCCAGCGTCTTCGGGTGACCAGATGAACGTATTCACGATAACGGATCATGCCGATCAGCAATTCGGCACGATCATCAACGGATCGCGCGTGTCGCTCAGGCTTCGCTATAACCCGAGCAATGACCGGTGGAGTTTTGATCTGTCGCTTGATGACAAGCCAGTGCTGCAAGGTCGTCGGGTGGTGACAGGGATTGATTTGCTGGCGCCGTTCGATTTCGGTCTGGGTGTGATGTTCGCCGCAGCGGTCAAGCCTGGTTCTGTTCCGGATCGCGATGCCCTGCCCGAGGGCAATGTCCGCTTCTATCACGCAACGCAGGAAGAAGTAGATGCTGCAATATCTGCGTAAGGTCAGCGCCGAATTCTCGGGTGGCCTTACGCTGAACCCCGGCGGAATCGCGCTTCACGAAATCAAGATCGATTTCCAGATCACCAAGGGCATTAGTTCCAAGTCCAACACCGCCCGGATATCCATCTGGAACTTGACCGAGAGCCATCGGAACTCGATGGGCAAGGAGTTCGACAAGATCACCCTTAAGGCCGGCTACATCCCTCCAGGCGATTCCGGAAACGTCGGGGTGATCTTCAAGGGCGACGTGCGCGACGTTGAGCACCAGAGAGATGGCGCGGACATCGTGACCATCATTTCCTGCGGCGACGGGCAGAAAGCACTTCTACGGTCAAATATCTCGAAGACATTCCCCAAGGGCACGCCCACGAAGGATGTAGTCGAAGAGCTTTACAAGCAGATGGAAAAGGAAGGCATCGACCGCGGCGAATGGAAGTTCCCCGAGAACATGCCGAAGGAAACAAAGCGGCCTTACTCGATGTGTGGCTCTTGCCGGCGCGAACTCGATACGCTTGGCCGCAGCAACAAGTTCTATTGGTCGCTCCAGAACGAGACTTTGGAGATCGTTCCGGGAGACAGCTACATCGGTGGCGTCGTTTTGCTCACTCCTGAAACCGGCATGATCGGCACGCCAGCGATCACCGATAACGGGGTTCGCGTCTCGGCGCTCCTTAACCCGGAGATCAGGCCGAACCGCCGCATCCAGATCAAGAGCCAAACGCTCGAAATGAATGCAGCTGACGGGATGTATCGTGTCTCCGAAGTCACCTATTCCGGTGACAACCGCGATGGAGATTTCCAGGTCGACATAACGGCCGAGGCGATCAAGGGCGGCAAGGTCGACCAGGGAGTGAATGTCTGATGGCTGGATACCTTGGTAAAACCACGAACGACCCGCGCGACGTCACAGATCGACAGGCGGAGTCGGAGCGTGAAGCGCAGTGGGGCCCGATACCGGGGGAGATCGTCTCCTATAATGGCCAGACAGCCACGGTGAAGCCGCTCTACAAGCCGATCCATAACGGTAAGGCTGTGGACATGCCGGTCCTGCTGGAGGTCCCTGTGGACCTTCCTCGCACGGCCAATGCCGGGATAACGTTTCCCATCCCGGCAGGAACAAGAGTGATGCTGGCACCGATGATGCGCAGCATGGACAATTACGATGTTGACGATGATGGCGCCCCTTCGGATGCTCGATCGTTCAGCCTGTCGGATATGAGGGCAACAATCGTCGGCGGCGACAGTCTCAAGTCGCCGCTTGAGAATGTTGACCTGCAGAACACACACATCCGGTTCTCGGCCGATGGCAACTTCGGCATCAAGGGTAGCCCCGACGGGAAGTTTCGTATCGATGGGGCAGAAGGCAACCTGTACGACATCATCGCGACGTTCATGGAACTAGTTGCTTCGGATGAACTCCAAATCAACTACGGGTCATCCGCGGGTACTGGACACCGGCTGTTCAATCGCGCCGCGCTGATCGCGCTGGCTGCCAAGGTAAGGGCGATGGCGCTATGACAATCCCTCGCATCGGCCTGGCGATCGATCAGACCAGCAATGACCTGTATCTGGCCGCTGACGGAAATCTTGCTCTGGTGAGTGATACACTCGCAGTAGGGCAACATGTGCGCCAGCGGCTGTCCACGTTCGAAGGCGAGTGGTTTCTGGATACAACGGCCGGCGTTCCATGGTTGGATGAGATTTTGGGAAAGTCGTATGACCCGGCACTGGCCGAAAGTGTCGTAAAGGCTGAAATCTTGGATACCGATGGGGTCACGGAAATCACATCGTTCTCGGTATCGTTCGACCGCGCGTCTCGCGGGCTCATAATCCGATCCGTCAATGTCATTTCAGAATATCAGGAAGAGGTGTCGGTATGACTGAATATGGTGTCGTAACGACGGGATTTTCCCGCAAACCTCTGACGGTGATCATTGCCGAGCTTGAAGCAGCAAACCTCATTTCCTTTGGCCCCGGCCTGATCCAGACGTCGCAGTCTCCGATGGGCCAGTTGAATGGTCTGCGGGCAGACGCCATCACCCAGGCGTGGGAAATCGGGGAGGAGGCTTATCAGGCCCGTGACCCGGAACAGGCGGAAGGCATCAACCTTGATATTCTCGCCCGCCTGCGCCTTATCTCGCGCGTGCTGGGCGAAAGTGACGAAAGCCTGCGCCAGGCAATCACCAATGCCGGCGTGGCAAACACACGCGATGCTGACTTCTATCGTGCTGTGCTGAACGTCGACGGAGTCACATGGGCGAAGATTTACAGCAACGACACCGGCAGCACCGATGCAAACGGTATCGCCGCCCACTCTGTCAGTGTGGCGGCTCTAGGCGGCTCTGATGAAGAGGTGGCCACGGTCGCGCGGCAATACATCGTTCCGGGCATATCGAGCTATGGAAACACCGTGGTGTCTACAGAGATTGACGGCTTCTGCCGGTCGATCAGCATCATGCGGCCGATTGAGACGCCGATAAAGTTGGCCATCACGGTTTCGAAACAGAATGGCGCCGACGGTTGTCCCCCTCCGTCTAATGCCGCAATCGCTCAAACTCTGTTTGCTGGGCTCACCGGTGCCAACCGGCCGGCGAACGGACAGGACATCACACTGCACATGATCCGCACCATCATTTCCTGCGTCTATCCAAACGTGGAAGTGACTGCGGGGCAGGGAGCGCTCGTCGCCGATGCTCTGGCGGCGCTGCCTTTGGCTATCGACTTCGATGAGATCGCGACGATCACGCTCGCGAACATCACAGTGACGGCGGTTTGACATGGAGTGCCCGGACAAGACCGCCTTCGTTGAGGAGCGGATAGACCGTATCCTCACTCAATACCGTGAAAGCCCGAACCTGCTTTCCATTATTCGGCAGGATCTGGAGCAGATCGCTGATGCGGTTATCGAGACCTGCGAGATACCGTCAAAATTCGACATCCTCGATGCGGTTGGCGATCAACTGACGATTATCGGGCGTCAGCTTGGTTGGCCCCGGTGCCACTGCATATGCGTACCTGTCCCGGTGTTCGGATTTTCGTGCGGCGTGACCACGCCGAACCAGCCGATCGTCGGGCTTTGCGAAGGTGGCGTTTGGGCCGGCTGCCAAGAGGCCGGGACCGGCGATATCTGCCTAGATGACGATGAAGTTTACCGCCGGTTCCTGCTGGCCCGCCGCTATCAAGTGCGCCAGCTTTGGGATATTGACAGCCTTTCGGCCGCCGCACAGCACCTCTGGGGGGGCATGGCGACCGTCACAAGCCTTGGCGGCGCGCGCGTTGCGGTGTCCCCCGGCCGAACACTAACGACGCTGGAGCAACTCATGCTTCCGGTGGCGTTCCGCGTTCTTCCGCTGGCTCCGGGCATCACCCCATACATCAGCATTCAGACCGGCAAGGTGTTCGGCTTTGGTGCTGGATGGGGAGGCTTTTGCGAAGGCGCTTCATGGTTATGTCCTGAGCCAATCGATCCATACCTCTGCAATTAAAGGAAAAGTCAAATGGCTTTCTATACAAACGGCGTTGTTCCGTGGAACAGCCTCGATGACAATACGCGTGCGCCTCTCACGTCAGAGATGGAAAGTGGGTATCCGTGCGGCGAGGCGGATCAGGCGCTCTTCAACTGGACGGCTGGCTATCCAATCGGGCAGATTTACAATGCCTTGCTAGGGGCAGGCATTTCTAGTCCTGACCTGTCCGATTTGAAGGAACTCACGCAGGCTATCCAGTCAGGAAACTTGATCTACGCTCAAGCTACAGGCACAGCCAATGCTCTTATTTTGGCTCTTGGCAACGGTCCGGTGAGCTATGCTCAGGCCCGTATGGTCTTGGTCAATGCTACCTTGGCCAACACGAGATCCGCCGTCACGATCAATGTCAATGGCCTCGGCGCTCGCCCGATAGTTCGACGGGGTGGTGATGTGCTTCGTCGTGGGGACATCCAGCCTGGTCCTATGCTTCTTCTGGACAACGGGACGGCCTATGAACTCGTCGGGGCGGGTGGTTCAACACGTTCGGCTTTGAAAGCTAACCTGACGATCTATGTCTCACCTACTGGCAGTAATTCAAACGACGGCCTTGACCCAAGCTCTCCTTTTTTGACTATCCAGAGAGCTTGGTCAGAAATCGTGTCCAATTATGACTTGAATGGCTTTATCGCCACAATACAGGTCGCCGATGGAACCTATAACACCGCACTGGTGGCAACCAGTGGCCCGGTTGGGGCTAACTCGGGAAATGCATCAGTCGTAATCCAGGGCAATGCCGCATCGCCGGGCAACGTAATCGTTGCAGTGACAGGTTCTTCAGCATTTCTCGCGCAAGGCGGTGCCCAGTTCACAGTTAAGGACATGCGTATCCAGACGGTCGGCGCGGATGCTGACGGCGTCAGGTCTGGACCTGGGGGGATTGTTACCATCGCTAACCTTATATTTGGAGGCATTGGCGGCGCTGCTCTTCACGCATTAGGCGGATACATTTCGGCGACAGGCAACTATTCAATTACCAGTAATTCAGTAAATCATGCGAAGGCCACCGCCTTTGGCAAGGTGTCATTGTCAACGGTCACCGTCACCCTGACAGCAACTCCGGCATTCACAGGCGTGTTTGCATATTCTCAACAGGGGCGCGTCGAGGCCGTTGGCACAACCTTTTCCGGCGCAGCCACAGGTTCTCGATACTCGGTTATAGAGAACGGAGTGATCACGGTGAACGGGGCGGGCACAACTGTCCTTCCAGGGAACGCAGCCGGATCCTCCGCTTCTGGCGGCCAGTACGTTTAACGTCTGGCGCTGGCCGCTAACTGGTGGAAATAGAAAACGGAGAATGATAGTTATGAGCTATGAACCGACGTTCCTTTTTAGTCTCTGCTCCTTTGGCTCTGGTGTCGCTTCGCTCACCGTTGGCTACGGAGCGTCCAATGGCTGAAGCTATGCCCGTAGGCAGGGACGCATGGAACTGCCAATCAGAACCCGTGATCTTCCCTGGATGGTGGTGCTATAAAAATAAGGGTTATATCGGAGGGCCTGATACAATTGACGGTGTTCGCACCATGGCGCCATCGGTGGTCAAGGTGGGCGACGAATTTTGGGTCTATTACCTTGCGGAAAGGCAAATGCCATATGGCACAAAATCCGTTATCTTGCGCTGTAAGGCGCCGGTGAGTGACCCGAGGAATTTGTCCCCATCGAACATCGCGTTGGAATTTCCTGCAACGCAGCCAGTTGTTCCCGGCCCTGGGGATCCCCCCGAAGGATACTATGCCGGTGGGCCACATCAATCATCGGTTACGCCATGGCTCACCCCCGATGGTTCAGCACCCGGCAAGGATGCCAGCGGCAGGTTCTATCCATGGTACATTTTCCTTGCGTCGGTCGGAAGCAGTACAGGCGTGGCACGGTCTATGGATGGCGGCGTTACGTTCCAGTTGGTAGACGGCAAAAACCCTCTCTTTCCGTTTGAGGTCATCACCGTAAATGGCGTTACACGTCGAACCCCGGTCCTGTCTAAAAGCAAGCCATATGACTATGGGGGGTGCGGCTCAGCCAGCGTCTTTCGAACCGCAGATGCAAAATACCACATGTTCTACACGGCGCAGGCGTCAGGGAAGCTCACGCTTGACGATCTTGGTGCTACCGCGGATGAGGTGGGGCATCCCAACGGCGCGATCCTTGATATCGGAATTGGTTACGCCGAGTCACTCGATGCAGTGACCTTTACACGCAGAACCTCTCAGTCGCTTGGTGTCATTTCTCCATCGGCCAAGGGGTCCGGAAGAATTGTGGACCCGCGCCGCCGAGATGCCCCTTACGGGCAGATGGAATACATCGTTTCGCGTCCGATGGTTTTTCAGGATGCCGGATGTTATCGGATGCTGGTTAGTTCGCACAGCAAGACATACCGCGCGCGATCTCTCCACTCAACCGATATGATCAACTGGACTTGGGATCCTTCACCAGCAGATGGTTTCCTTGGGCTTGGTGCAGCGGGATCATTTGACAGCTTGCACGTCGCCTACCCTTGCGCTATCCGCGTGGGGGATACCTATCACGTTTGGTACACCGGAAACGAATACGGCCACATTTCTGCGCCGAATGGCATCACCGGCATCGGGTACGCCACAGCCGCCGCTCTGTAGAACCTTTCCCCACCGTGAACACGCATGACCGTGCATTCTCTGCATCGGCTACCGACTCTGCTTGTCATATCAGGCAAGCCATTCTATCGCCGTAACCCTGCATCCATAACCCCCAAAACAAAAGAGGCCCGTCGCTATAAAGCGCCGAGGCCTCGATGCCGCGGCCTGTTTCAGGGGACGCGCGACGGCTCGTATTACATCGGCTGATCTGGACCATCAACCCATAACCCACAATCAGGAGAAGCCTCATGTTGAAGGCTGATGTCGCGCGCTCGATTGAGCGAGTTGCGAGCGTGCACGGTATTGACCCGGCGGCGCTGAAGGCTGTTGTCGAGGTCGAGAGCAACGGCGTTGTGTTTGCCGATATCGATGGCAAGGAAATGCCGGTTATCCGCTTCGAAGGCCATTACTTCGACCGGCTGGTGACGGCGTCTCGTCGTGATGAGGCGCGGCGTCTCGGTCTTGCATCCCCGAACGTCGGTGGAGTGAAAAACCCGGCATCGCAGAAAGCCCGCTGGCAGCTTCTTGGGCGGGCAATGACGATCGACAAGCAGGCTGCACTGGAAAGCACGTCCTTCGGCGTTGGGCAGGTCATGGGGAGCCACTGGAAGGCGCTGGGCTATCCAACGGTCATCGATCTGTTCGAAGCGGCCCGCAGCGGCGTAGAGGGCCAGGTCGATTTGATGGTTCGCTTTATCAAGACGAACAATCTCCTTGGCGCTTTGAGCCGCAAGGACTGGGCGGGGTTTGCTCGAGGCTATAACGGCCCCGCCTACAAGAAGAACGCCTACGACACGAAGATGGCAGCCGCTTATGAGCGGTATGCCAAGAAGGAGCCAGCCGTATCTGGCGCTGCTGGCATGCTGCGTCTCGGCTCACAAGGGGCAGGGGTTCGTGAAATCCAGGTGCTTCTCACGCGTGCCGGCTATCCTGTTACGGCCGATGGCGACTTTGGGCCCGCCACGGATCGCACCCTTCGCCGGTTTCAGGACGAGAATGGCCTGAACGCTGACGGCGTTGCCGGTCCGCAGACCATGCGTAAGCTGAAAGAGTTTCAGGTGTCGCCGGATGAGAAGCCGGGAAATCTCGGTATCGCTCAAGTTCCAGAGGTCAAGAACGCGGCTCGCAACTTCGGCCCGCTAGCGCTCTTCGCCACGGCCCGCGACCAGATTGCAGAACTCGCAACCTATATCACCGGCATCAACTCGGATCTGGCGAACACCATCGCGAACGGATTGCTGGCCGTCTCTGGTGCTATTGGTCTCGGTCTCACGATCTGGGGCGTCTACGGCTGGTGGAAGAGCAAGCAGACGGTGGAACAGGCATGATGTGGGCACTCATCCCCAACTGGCTGAAAATCGCCGCTGGTGGCCTTCTCTGCGCATTTCTGCTGTCTTCCGGCTCCTACTGGCTTGGGAAACGAGAAGGACGCTCACAGGCCGCCACAGAGGCCTTGTCCAAGACCGTCGAAGTCCTCCAATCAAGGAATGAAACCAATGTGGAAATCACTTCTTCCGCTGCTGCTGAGCTGTGCCGCCATTTCGGGCTGCCAGACGACCAACGTGTCGAATGTATGCGCCGGCTGGCAGAAGCTTCAGCCAACGCTCGAAACGGCGGTCAAGATCACGGTGGACGACCGGCAGTTCGCTAATCAGGTCGCATCTCATAACGCCCATGGCGTGAAACAGAAATGCTGGTGAGGGATTCCCTATGACGGGATTGAGCTTGATGACTGGCCTGTCTCTCGGGTCTGCTGGTAAGCCGGGGAAAAGCCTCAGAGCCTTCAGCCCTCTGAAGACGAAGCTTGAAGCCGGGCAAGATGCGGTCATGTTCGTGAATGGCGACAGCACCAGCTATTCCGACTATGGCCCGTATTACAAGTTCGCCGTCGCGCTTGGCGATCTCCACGATTACACAGTGGTTATGAACCGCTGGGCGGAATGGGACAATGTTGCGGGTACGGCGACAGGTCCGAAGCAATATGCATCTTCCGCCACGCTCCGCACTGGCACGCGTGGCACGCTGACGGTCTATCTCGCTGCTCTCCCCGGTCAGGTGGCCGGTTGCATGTTCGACGGCACGCGCAAGCTGAATGCCATCGACGCGATACCGACGCCGGATCTCTGCATTATCCACCACGGCCATAATATGCAGAGCTTCAACATCCCGAGTGGCACGAGCAACTATGCAACGGGTGTCGGCCTGTTCCTCGGCCCCATCGGTATGACCGAGCTTCAATGGCCTAACGTCCCCCAACTCATCACCACGCAGAACCCATGGCGTGACGATAACGGCTACAACAAGGTGTACCAGGCTATCCTGCTGGCCTATGCCGGACACTCCACGATGACACTGATTGACACCTACGCGCAGTTTATCGCGCGGGGTAAGGCGTCATCACTCTACCGGGATAACGTGCACCCCAGCGACACGTCAGGGAACAGTGCAGGTGCGCAGCTTATCTCCGATACTCTCTTTTCGGCGTATCAATCATCCAAACCAGCGGCATATACGACGCCAGCTTGGCCTTTGATCTCGGCCACAAACCTGATCGACAACGGCGATTTCGCCACATGGACAGAACCTTCACCGCCGACTGGATGGACGCTTCAAGGTTCTGGTACGGCATGTGCGAAGGACACAACAACCAAATACGGCGCTGCGGCCTATTCGATGGCCCTCACGCCAAGCACTTCGATTGTCGGGCAGAACACCTTTCTGCAGAAATATCTCTCCAGCACTGAAATGGGGAGGATTGCCGGAAAGACCGTCACCGTCGCAATGCTCGTTCGTGGACGGTCAACCCAGCCGCGCGCTTATGCCAGTTTCGGCGTCCCTGATTTCTCGAATGCCATCAAGACCTACGTCATGGGCGATCTGCTCAACTGCAAGGACGGCTGGATGTGGCTGGTTGCGAGCGGCATTCCGGTGGTCAACGATGCTGCCGCGACGTGGAAGTATCTTCGCATTTATCCGGCCTTCGATGTCACCAACCCGACGAATACCGATCCGATCAACATCCAGAAGGTGCTGATCACTGACGGAGTTTCTCCGAAGGGCATCATCGCCTGACACATCACCCCCGGCCATAGGTCGGGGGATTTTCTTTACTCGCATGCAGGCTGGGATAATGGCAGGAAACCAAGAGATGAGCAGCAACGGCTTCGATCCGATGGCCCAATATGCCCGATTATCCGAGCGGGTCGAGAACCAGGGCAAGGACATTGTCGATCTCCGGTCGAACATGAACACCGGGTTCCAGACGATCAACACCAGCATTTCGCAGTTGTCGAATGAGCTTCGGAATTCCAGCAAAACGCAGTGGCCGGTGATCTGGGCGGCGGCCGGCGTCTGCTTTACCGTTCTCGCGACCGGCGGGGCGTTCTTCTACAACAGCCTCAGTAAGGGGCAGGATCGGCTTGACCTGATCGTGGCGAAGAATGCCGAGACTTTCCAGTCAGCCATCAGCGCTGTGGTCGACAAGATGGTGACGCAGAAGGAAATGGAATGGCGCACTGCGCGCGGCGCAGAGGACCGCGCTCGAATGGAGACATCCATCAAAGAGGTCCGCGAGGCGCTTCAGAAGCAAATAGATGAGCAGAAGTCCAATTCTGCGTCGGTATACACGCCCCGTGATATTCTACTGGACAATCGAGAGAGGATTGACCGTCTGGAACGCCAGCGGCTGTCACCGGGTGGCTGAGGCCGATTTGAACATGTTCCAGTGCGGATAATGTTCAGCGCACCACCAGCGCGGCTTCTCCACCTTCGACTTGCTGTAGCCAAGTCCGCCCCAAGCCTTGCAGCCTGGGTGCTTGCAATAGTGCTCCTCGATCACGCCGTCTCCAGCCTTATTGGTCTGATCGCTCATTATCCGGGTCCCATTCATTATTGATCGTCACATGGCATTTCGGTCGCAGCGGAGAGGCCATCAACGCGAAGAAGTATTCTTCCGCCCGTTGAACGGCTAGCCGCGCGGTCTTTTCGGAGCCTCGATCTCTCCGGTCACAACTCAAACGGTTGAAGTGAACAGCGTAACATCCAGACCACGCCCACATACCTTCGCTCGGGCCAGCCATTTCTCTTCTTATCCCAGCGGCCTGCCTGCCGTCGATCTTGGCGCAATACATCTGCACCGGGCCTCCGGTATGTTCGCATACCAGATCGGGCCAAGTCGGCTGCCATTTGAGTTTCGGCTGATATTTCTCATCATCGCGCACGGGCTTTCCCTCCGGTGACAGAGTTTCGTTTTCCCTTGATGTTGTGATGCGCGCCGCCCAGCGCTGGTGCTGATTATGGGATAGGCGGGGATGGAGTCAATAAAGGTGTGGCAGCGTGTGGCAGCCGGCTTTGAAATCTCTTGATAAATATTTCAGGCAAGGTGTGGCAGAGTTCCCGACACCATATTGAAAAATCTACTATTGACGCTTCCGGGCGAGGCCTCCAATAATCTTCTGCACCGGAAGCAAGTATCTGATTTTCCTTTATTATTTTGAAGGTGTGGCAATGTGGACTTGAACCGTTCCGCCACACTTAAACGCGGTGTGGCAGTCTGTGCCTATTTCATCCCGCCTTCACGTCATCGGCCGGCAGCAGCTTCGATCCGATTCCGTCCCAATTAATCCGCTCTACGGTCTGCCTTGCTAGCCGCGCACGCTCAGCGTTGCGGGTGTAGATTTTTGATGTCTTCCCATCCTTCCAGCCGAACATCGCCTCAAGCATGCTGTCTGTCGCCTCGTTGTGCGCGACGTCAGTAGCGAGACCTTTCCGAACAGAGTGAGAGGTGAGGTGACCCATCCCGGCTTGCCTCCACCAGTCCGATATCCGGTTGCCAAGCCCCTTCACTGAGAAGGGCTTTCCGAACTCCGTCACGAGATAGGTCAGGTTCTCTATCTTGTGGCTGGCCAGCACTGCCTCAAGGATCGGGTGAATGGCAATATCGATGTCTACCGGCGTCCGGTTTCTGTTTTTGAACAGGCGGAGCTTGAAGGCGTCTTTCCGGCGGTGCTGAGGGCCGAGGACGGCTAGATCCGATACACGGAGACCGGTGTACATCTGGATTGCCACGTAGAGAACGGCCTTAGAGCTGGTGCCGTGGTGGGCAATGAATTTCTCAATGTCCTCTGGCGTAGCCGTAGCGTGCCCGTCGCTATGAGTGTTAAAAGGCTGCACCAACCGAGCGATGTTCGGCACGATGGCTTTGCCATCTTTCTTGGTGTCGAATACCTGGCGGAGGACTTTCAGCCGCTCATCGGCGGCAAAAGGGGCGTCTCGCTTCCGGTCCCGAAGGGCTTCAATATGTGCGACGGTGACCCTCGGGAGAGGGATGTCTGCAACCAGCCGATCATCCGTATCGCTCAGCCGCTCTTCCCATATCCCTTCCATGATCTTCCGGCGACGTGTGCGCGTAGTCTCATCAAGCGAAATGAATGCGTTACTGCGCATGTATTCCATGCATAGCCAGCGGAAGCTATTTGGCCGGACGATAGAGGAGAGGGGCTTGGCCTCGACTGCTTTTTCCAGCAAAGGCTTCGCTTCCTCGCGCGCCTTCCAGTAGGCACTGCTGAACTCCTCCGAATCGATGTTGTCAGGAAGCCTGCATAAGCGTTTCCCGTCGATGCGAAGGTAATATCGCATTGACCCATGTCGGCTCTTGTTCTTTTCGATGTACGGCAGATTGATATTCGCCACGTTTATCACGCAGACATCTCCCACCGGTCGTCGTCCGCGCCTTCCTGTTGTTTGGTCGCACCATCTTCCGGCCAAGATGACATAGCGGCGATTACGTCGGAAACAAGCCACACCTTGCGGGTGTGCCACTTCCGCGGCTTCGGAAGAAACCCTTCCTCCACCATCAAATCCACTGTATTGGCACTCACGCCAATCGCGCTCGCCACCTCGGCTCGGTTCAGACCAAGGCGCGGCACATTGCGGGCGAGATCAACGGTGTTTGTCATTCGTCCCCGCTTTCCCCGCTATCCACAGACTGCTCATGCACAGGGTTGCTTTCGCCGCCCTCCTGCCTTGCGGGTGCCGCGGGGAGAGGCATCCAGTGAGTTGCCTGACCATGCTCGGACATGTTGCTAACGCCGTCTCGACGCCATCCCCACGACGCCATTCCAGCCTCCATTTTCCAACCACACGGAAGTGTGCTGTCGGTCCAAGCAAGCAAAACGTTGGTGTCATGCGGCGCGGTCTCAATCGGCTGCCACCCCGCCACGTCCTGCACCTGTGCGGCGAGGGCAGAGCGAATACGGGCCTCGTAGTCGGCTTGGGCGGCTGCGCGAGCGTCTGTGTGTTTCTCCGGCTCAAAGAAGTTTACGACTTTGCCACCAAACATCACCCTTAGATGTCCGGTATTGTGCCTCTGCAACGAATAAGCGCCGAAGGCTGTGCTAGCGTTTTCGACCTCCAGCCAGTTCCAATCAAGGGTTCCTAACGCGACCTTCTGCCACTCCAAAGCCTTCACGGCCACGGATGGAGCGGGCTCCACGGCCCGGTCCCAGCATTCGGCGCTGCACACCCAGCGGCCGTACGAAAGCTCGCATTCGGTGCCGCCGTCGCCTTCAGCCGTGGACAAACCTTTCTTGCCGCACATGCAGCATTGAGGCGGAGCAGAGGATGGCGCGGGAGGAGCAGGGAAATCTTGACCGTTCAGGAAGTTGCGAAGCGCCGTCATTTCGCCAGCAGGGAACCGCGCGATCCAATGAACGCTACCTTCCGGGCCGTGTTCACCCTCGCATCGATCATCCTCAAGCTTAAAGTCATCTTCGTCGACCACAATGTGACCGCTTCCATCTTTTCGAACGTGCAGGCAGCCGCCTTCAAAGTTTAAAGTAGTACCAGAGCAATGATCCGGCACGATAGACGATACCGGTTCCGCAGCGGACAGGGCGGCTTCGAGGGCGGCGCGCATCTTCTCGATTTTCGAGTATCCGGCTTTCTGGTCAAATGCCTCGATAGCAACACCAATTTGCGCATCAGTTACCATGGTGTTCGCCTCCTGTGCTGGCGAGGGCTTTCTGAGCGACAGACTGCGCTTCTTCGGCGGTGAGGATGCGGTATTCATCGTTTGTGGCGATATCGTACAAGGCTGCGCGGTATCGCTTCACCTCCGCCTCTGCTGCCTCGGCGCGGATACGTTCCGTTTCTCGCCCCCGTCGAACCGTTTCAGCATCAGCCGCATGATTGCTGGCGTCGATCTTGAGAGCCTCGTTCTCGCGCTGCAAGCTTTCGAGGGTGGAGAGGAGCCGTGAAATCTCGGTGACAAGCTCGACGTTCGTAAGAGTGGCGATGTCCTTGTCGGCCAGCGGCTTGATTGTTTCGGTGCTCATCTGCTCACGATCTCCCCGGTTCTGGTGTCGATCACGTCACCGTTGATCTTGCGTTTGAAATTGCTCTGGAAGCCGGATCGCTTTTGACCCTTGATGCCGAGATGCTTTTTGCGCACGCGATTACACTTCGCCCGAACGGTTGCCTCGGCTTTGGTTTTCTTCTTGTGGGCTTCGGCGGTTACAGCCTGCAGATTGCTCTCGGTATTGGCCCCGCCCAGCCAGAGGGGAACGATATGGTCGTATTGAACCTTCTCGTCGGAACCAAGCGCCACGCCGGTTAAGGCGCACTTGTTTCCCTGGCGCTCACGAATGCGATCCTTCACGCGAGGCGGCGGCATGGTATCGTCATTGCGGCCGCGCCATTCTTCCACTGTCCGGGCCATCACCTCTGCCCTCCCAGCGCGCGTGTCATCATGTCCCGCTTGCGGCGCTCCAGATCGCGGACACGTCCTGTCTTGCCGTGGGATTGCTTTGCCTGTCTGATCTCGGCGTCGATCTCGGTTTGCCAGTTGTATTCACGGGCAAGTTTCCGTCTCGACTTCCAAGCGAGCCAGTGGTGGATGGCGCGGCGGATTAAGCGATTCATCGGTTTACCTCCTGGAGAGCTTCGGCGCGAGCTGCGTTCAGTTCGGCCATAGCTTCGGTGCTTCCGCCGGCGTCGGGGTGAGCGCGCTTTGCTTTGCTACGGAAAGCCAGTTCAATGCCTTCCCGATCCGGATTAGAGGCGCGCTCAAAACCAAGTACCTCACGCCAAGATCGCTTCGCGCCAGGAGACGGCAGAGCGGTAAACCCGGTGAAGGCGCGCTCGAGCATGTCGGAAGCGCCCCAGCGCTCAATACCGCGAATGGCTTCGATGGTCTTTTCTAGCGCCCGAATGTTGTCTTTGATCCTGTCCCAACGGTCACAAGCGAACACGCGAGGCTGGCCCTTCCATTCGAAATAGACAGCAACGCCTTTGTCGGCAGGTTCCCTCTGGTTTGCGTAAGGCAAGCCGTCACGTCGAAGTTCAAGGTCGCTCGACAGGACAGGCAGTCTTCCACCTAGGAGGCGTATCTGCTCCATAAGGCCGTCGCGCGCTGATGTGAACGGCACATCGAAACGAGACCTGCTCGGGTTCTTTGTGCGTGGCCATCCACGAGGCCAAGAAAGCGGGAAGGCTTCAATCATCGATGCCTCCAAGATCAGAAACCTTGCATTCGAGCATTTCGGCGTGGAAGCCAGCGGCAGATTCCAAGCTGACATTCCCGGCCGCAATCGCCCGGATAGACTGGCTGATTGACTTCGCCTTCGCCTTCCCGGCATCCGACAGAGTTTTCATCTCGCCCTCGGACCAGCCTTTTTCGACTTCCTTCCATGCCTCGGTCGGCGCGGTCGCGGCCATCGGCAGCATTTCAGCGGCAAATCGGATCAGGATATCGCGCTCTGGATCGGTAGAGGCCGGAGCATCGGAGGCGGGGACATCATCCGCTCCGGCCTCATCTGCCGACGACGCAGGGGCAGGGGGCGTGTCGTCGGAAGGGGTGTTGTCGATTATCTCGCCCGTGAGAGCGTCGTGGGCCTCGTCGGCGTCGAACATACCGCCAACGGCCTGATGCTCGTCAGCGGGGCGCTGGGAGGCGACAGGCTCGTCAGAGAGAGGATCGTCTATGACCTGTGGCGTGACGTTTCTGGCGCTGCGGAAGCGGCTCGATTCCTCCATGTCGACCATCTCGTCGTCAGTGTAGACGCCGAGCATCAGCGCAGGCTCATAGATGCGGCACCAATCGCGGGTTCCTCGATAGATAAGCATCCGCGGAAAGTTCTTTGGCGTCCACGGCGTACCTGAGCCCGTCGTCTTCCACTCGCCAACCGATCCATCAAAAATGCGCATGTCTTGACGGCGATAACCAGGACGCAGCACGTCAAGTATATCGTCGGTGAAAGGCTTATCGCTCAGATAGACGCGCATTGCGTCACCTTCACCGGTGAAGTGGTGATGCAGGCTCATGCCCATCTTTGCCTGCAGGACAGCTGAAACGAGTTTCCCCTCGTAGCAAAGCTTTCCGTGAACGACAGAAACGCACTGAGCGACTGCAAATGGGTCCAATCCCCAACGAACCGCTTGGTTCACTACCAGAAAGCAGTTGGACATGATCTGATCATAGGGCAGAGGCTCTTTGTCGTCCTTCTTGCCGGTCATGTAGAGGCTTTCAGGCATAAGCGTTGACCGTGCCATGACGGTGGCCACGCGCTGCATATGCTCAAATCTACCCGTGTCGAGAAGAGGAACGGCGTCCAGCACGTCGATCCGCTCACGCTTGGCAGGCATGGTATGCTGCTGTGTTGCGATCTGATTCATATCATGCTCCCGTCATAAGGCGTTGCTGGTACCAGACCGGCATATCCGTCTCGTCCAGTTCGGTTAGTTCCGTCGTCGGAACCCAAGCGGTGTCGGTCCCGAATTTTTCCATGAAGGTTTTGTAGTTGGCGATCGCCTTGCTGATGTTGGCGCGGGCCGACGCAAGGAGCGGATTTCCGGGTGACAGCTTGAAACCCTTGGATATCGGCGCACCTTCGGCCTGCCAGAAGACGAGAACGAAGGCGAACTCCTTGATGCCCGTCACCTGAATGAGCCACGGCATGAAGCCGGGATCGTCCGGCGCATTGAAGATTGCGCCCTTCTTGAGAAGCGCAGCCATCTGGCGACGGCCTTCCATGTAGTGTTCTGCCGATATCGCATAGTCCAAACCGGCGATGCGCTCTTGGCAGGCGCGCTCGAAGGGCTTGTTCAGCGGGTTTCTGATCGACTTCAGGTCGGCAATGGCGCGCATCTTGAGATAGTCGAACCGGCACTTGAACCGGACGCCGCCGGCAGTCCAGAAGACAGAAACTTCAGGATAGCCGCCCTCGAAAGCGTTGCGCAGATTGCCATTTGCCCGGATGAAAGCCGACGCAGCCAGGATGCGGTTGAAGTCGTCGCGTTTAAGCGGCTTGCGCTTGGATTCCTCGAAAGCCTCGAGAACCTTATCGAAGATGACAGGGCAATCAGCGAGTGCCGAGGCGCGATCAACCAGTTCCGATTTGCTGCCGGTGAGCTTCTGCTGCCGGTCGCGCAAGAACGCTTTCAGGTCATCGGCGGTGCGAAGGCAACCTTCGTATTCATCCGGCGTCGGTACCGGGCCGTATTCCTCCTGAAACGCGGCGCGGCCTTCAAGGACACATTTATGCACGGCGCGTCCGAAAACCTTGGCCGGTGTGTCCACCTCGGGCTCGCGCGCCGGGTTCATCCAACTGTCCCACCAGAAGTCTGGAGCGTTGTCGACAAGCTTTTTGAGGCCGGTAGAGCCGAGCGCCGGATCAGCGTGATAAACATCCTCTGGCAGAGTGACATAAATGCCGTCTGGAAGCACCTTGGCATCATTCTTCATGGCTTCGACGTGGTCGATTACTTGTTCCATGTGGCAAAAACCTCCTGATTTTCCTTGAGGTAGCTTTCCAAAGCCAAGGCGCTGGCGAACATGAGTTGCGACGATATGAGGATGAGCAGCACAAACTCAGCGATGTGGATTTTGCGGAAGTTGGAAGCCGCGCGCTTATTGAGGGCCTCGATGTAAGCTTCGCGCTCATCCGCTTCTTGTGTGTTGGTGGTGGAGAAAGCGTCCATGTCACTCTCCCAAGAGCCAAGCGTCGTCGGTCGGCTGGCCGCAAGCGATGGCGATCTGCGCCTCTATGGTGCGATCAGCGAATGACGGTTCGTATTCTTTGCCGTCCTGCTTCACGGCCAAGCGAAACACGCCGCAGCCGTGAATGGTGACGTGCTGGTTTTTGATGTGATCCCGAACGGCGCGTTCAGAGTTGAATCCCTGTTTGCACTGGCCGCACATCCATGGAGCCGATTTGTGATTTGCTTTGCCCATCACGCACCAGCCTTTCGGGCGGCGATCATGGCGTCGGCCAGTTTGTACGCATCTTGGGCAGCGTGGGAGAACGCTACGCGCTCATAAGCCCGGGTGCCTTTTGACACATCAGAGCACAGACCGGCTGTAATTCCCGCCAGAGCTTGACCAGCGAACCAATCGCGAAGCGTCATTCCGGGGTGATGAACTTTGGCAAAAGTCGGCTCGTCATCATCGGTTGGGCCGTAATCTGAAAGGTTGCCAACCTGCTCTGCTCTTGCGCCAGGAAACGCCAAGCCACCATCATCAATTTTCTTGCTATCTGCGGTCATTTCCTGCCCCTTCATATCTCGGGTTACTCTGACAAAGCCGGTGGGTTGGTTAGAAGTCGTCTCGGTCTGCGGAATCCATCGCTTCGATGTGCTCGCGCTCTGAAATGACCTGAGGGTGATTGTCGTGGGCATCGACGCAGACGGCGCAGAGCATTACCCTTTCGCCAAGGTCGTCCCGATAACTAAGGCGACGTCTCGAAACCTTCTGGCATCCGTCGCAAATCGCTTGGTATGTGTTGACGTCGTTTCGATCCCAGTCGAGTTCGTCATCACCCCATGCTGCCCAGTCGCTCATCTTCTTCTCCCGCTGTGCTGTGGTTACTTGGTGGGGGTCAGAATGAAGCAGGCGATATGGCGACCCGTGCCTTTGCCCGTGGTGCCGTCTTCGGTCGCGACCCACTTCACATCGCCCAAGTTGCGGATGCGTGCGTGATCGCCAAGGATCGCCCCAGTCAGCATCAGAAGCCATTTATCAACGGGATAAACGAGAACTACCGTCTTGCCTTTTCGCCATTCTTCAATGGACTTCCGCACCCATGCAGTCGGGCCTTTTTTCTTGCCCTCATGCACGATGGACCCGAATGGTGGATTGACGTAGTTCGATTGGCCCCAATCGCATGTCAGACCATCAAAACCTTCCGGCAGTGGGTAAGGGCAAGGATCGAAGTCAAAATTGAACTCAGCATTAAGCTCGTTGAAAAGCTCTCGGGGTGTAAGCCAGTAATGCTTACCGTCGTCGCCGTTCCCCTTATGAAACTTGTTGTCTGCGGGCTGAAGCTGGTTCTGGTGCGATATCGCGATGTTCATTTCCCTATCCCTTGTCTGAAGCCCTATGCGGGGCGGCGGAGGATGCTGGCGTCCGTGCGGGAAGTGTCCAAGCCGCATCAAAATCAGCCATTGCTTCGGCTGGGGTCGATCCGGTCCCGACAACGCCGGTCGGCAAATCTCCGTAGATCGCCAGCCACGCATTGCCGTACTGAATGAGCGTTGGGCGCATAAGTACGTGAGGTAATTGGCGGATGATTTCGGTGTTGTATTGGGCGTTCAAAATGCCCTGCTCGCTTACGTAGCTCACAGCGTTGCTCCCTGAACACGAAGGCCCTGAGCGGCATGGGTGAGATTGCCAGCGGACGGACGGCGCGCGCTGTAGACCGCAGGAGAGAATTTGCCGTTCTCAGCCTCGACCAGATCGAGGAACACGCTGTCGACGCAGCCGTTCTTGCCCGTGACGTCGATATGCTCGTCGCTGATGTAAGCGCCGTCGCCGCCAAGCTCATAAGCAAGAGCCTCAAACGTAGCGAAGCAATCGACCATGAGCGCGCGATACGCTTCACGGTTCGTCTCTGCCGATGCCTGCTGCCTCATCGTGCCGGATGCGCGATCAGCTGCGGCCTTCAATGCGTTTAGGTGGCTTTCGATAGAGTGGGTCATTTGCTCATCCTCAGTGGTTGAGATCGGATTGGAGATCAGGCGGCGGGCTACGTGATCAGGGGTGCCTCACGTGGCCAACAAACTCTCCCCTGAAGAACTTGGGGAACAGGGCAACATCGAGCATTCCCTGCGTTTCGCGGTGGCAGTAGCCTTTGTACTGGTAGCCAAACAGTTCGCTCTTGGTGATGTGGTGCGGCGAAACCGTCTGCATGTTGCCGTCAACGATGACCGTGTCCCCAGCCTTCAATTCAGAGATATGGATTTTCGTTGTCTTGATGCTGGCCATCGTCTCATCTCCGGTTCTTGTGGTGGCAGCGAGATCGGCGGGTGTTGGTGCTTCTTCATCGCTGCTGATGATCAGAAATTACGTTACGACTGAAATTCAGTCAACACATAATTTCGCTTTGACTGAAAAATGTTTCCGGCGTAGGAATACGCCATGCTCAAAACCAATGACGACGGCCAGTCGGCCGCAGCCTTCTATGACAAGCGGCGAAAGTGGCTCGATTTCATCTGTGAGATGGACGCGCTGTCGGATCGCGCCTTCCGCGTCGGCTACTGGCTGGCGAAGCGCATGAACGGCGACGACCAGTCTTGCTGGTACGGGATCAAGGAAATCGCGAAACGGCTCTCCATGTCCGAAGACAAGGTTCTACGGGCGGTCGCTGAGTTGGAAGGCGAGGAGGTTTTGATCGTCGTGCGGGAGCATCGAAAATCGAACAGCTACTTCATCCGATTGCCGTTCGAATAATTCCTTGGGTCGCAATTCTGCGGGTCAATTGGGTCGCAATTCTGCGGGTCCAATCTATAAAGCTGAATTTCTAAAGGGTTATTTGTTTATAAGGTTCTTGCTCTGAGGGGAGTAATAGGAAGGGTGGGGATAAAGGGAAATCACTTCAATTCCGCCTCGTCCCGTTTCATCCGTTCAAGCTCTTCAGATCCCAGAGCCGCCTCTAGCACAGCGTCAACCTCCGGCAAGAAGCTCTCCCACATTGGCCGGCGTTCGAACATTGTGTCTTCCGGTACATCGTTGAAGCGGGCCAGAGCGCGGGCGGCTCGTTCGCGGGGAGGTTTTTCGACTTTTGCCATCATCGTTCGCGCTCGTGCTCAGCCTGTATTCCCGAAAAATTATTAACTTCCCGAATCAATAGCTTGGTCTTGAATTCAGTCTCCACCGCGCCCGCCAACCTTGCATTAGTGATTTCTTTTGTTCACTATTGGTTCTTGGTATTGGGTGGTGGAGCAACCTATGTCTCGCATTTACGATCGGATCCGCAGAACATACTCATCTCGCAATGAAGAGATCATCGCGGGCCTGATCGAGTCCGCTGGAGCTGCCCACACACCAACCCCAGAAGTGGTCATTCGGCGCAAGGCTACAGAGATTTCATCGCTCATGGCGTCGATTCACGGCGGCGACTGGCGGGTAGAGATTGATCACCAGTCTGGCTTTGTCCTGATTGCTCCTCGACCGGCTCGTGAGCAACGAACCTCCCGATGATATCGATCGCCAGCCCCAGCTGCGTGTGGTCCACCCCGTATGCCAGCAATGACGATCGCAGCGCGCGCGCCGCTCTTTCCGTATCTGCGTCTCTGCCCTCTTGAAGCGGATTGACTGCGATTAGCTCCCAAGGCTCGCACCGAAGGGCTGGGGCAATCGCCTCAAGCGTAACCTGGCTGTAGCCCTGTTTACCGTTCACAAGCTGATTGATTGACGAGGTCGCATAGCCGGCTTCTGCCGCAAGCTGTTCCTGCGTCATGTCGCGATGCTTCATCCACTCCGAGATGAAGTGACCCTTGCGCCCATTTTCCGTGTTCAGTTTACGCCTTGTGCCCATCCTCAGAATGTCGCCCATACAGAAAATGCATTCCATAGCGTTTGACTGAAACTTTTCGCTTGACTGAAATTCGTTTTGACTGAATATGGAGGCATGAAAAAGCTAATCGAGTTCTTCAAAGCAAATCGCGGGACACAGAAGAAGCTGGCCGAGCATCTCGGTCTGCAGCCTTCGACGGTATCGCAATGGAAATCGGTTCCCCCGGAATACGTGCCGGAGGTATCGGAGTTCACCGGGATTTCTCGCGAGGAACTCATCCCTGAAGTTTTTCGTCCAGCTCGTGACGTGCAGGCGCAGGAGCCAGCAGCATGAAGCCGTGGCTTTCCGAACCCCGCGGGCGACAGCTCGAAGCATTCCTTGGTGTCTGGGGCATCAAGACCAGCGAGATCGAAACCACGGAAGACCTTATCGCGGATGCATGCACTATCTACGAGATACCGATAACGATCGGTTTGTCTGTTGAGACGGTCGCTGCGCAAATCGAAGCGCTCGGCCGCAAAGAAAGGAAATCTCGCGTCGAGGCCAATATTGGCTTCTTCCCAGACCGCGCTGATAAGAAGCAGTCCGCCCAGCCGATTACACAGGAAGGGCTGGAGAAGATGTTCGCCGACAGCCAGCCTAAGCTCGTCTCCGGCGCTTCTCAAGGCTGCATAGGCGAACTGGACATCGATCCGGCCCGGTTGCTGAAGAAGGTAATCGCTGCGGTCATCAGTCATGGTCAGGGGCATATCCTTTACGATTTCCCCGAAGTTCTCGAGTTCACCAAATCGCGCATCCCGAGCCGCAGTGAGATTGAAGGCCACACCGGCATCGATGAGCGCATGTTCGAAGCGAAGGCCAAGTGGCCGAACCTCATTCCGGGGACGCAGGTATGACCAATTGGAACCACGATCTCTCCCAGGCACCGCGCGGCAAGATGGTGCCATACACCCGCAAGGGCAAAGATGGCCCGGTGCAGGCCGAGCAGTACCGCAAGGAATACATCCTCGCCGTTGATGTTCACGGCATGGTTTACCAGTCCTACTGGATACCGCCGCGCTACACGCAGTCTGGCGGGCTTCTGGAAGGCAATCGGTGGTCTGGCTTCAATCCCGGTGTCGATCCGATCGCTTGGGCCCCGTGGCCTGAGTATCCAAACACACAGCGCAATGGCGCTAACGAGCTTCTGGGCGGCTTTCCGGTTGCTGCAGCGGAAACAAATGCGGAGGAAACCGGCGTACTGGCGTCTACACGACAAGGGGCGTCCGTGGAATGCGGCACGGGTCAAGGCATGACAGCCGGAGAGACGGCAACTCAATTCTATCTCGAAGACGTTGGCGGTGGCGCATGACCTCCGCCCGTGTCGAAGCCGCCACGCAATCGCGCCGAGCAGCATTCCGTCAGCCAGTCCTCTGCCGTCACTGCGCCGAGCCGATGTCGATCGCTGAGCAGATCGAGTGCTTTTGCGACAAGTGCCACAACAAGCCAACAGCCGAAGTTCAGAAGGGGAATTGATCATGAGAATTGCACACGTTGCGTATGGTGCCGCACTGGCTGTCGCTGCTGCTCTTGGAATCGGTGGCGCGGCATCCGTGCCGCTCAATCTGGAAAGCCCACGTCTTGCTGTTCTCCCTAATATCCCGGCCATTTCGAAGGCATCGAAGAAGCTG